TTTTCTCTTTACGGAAATACTACTGGTGCGGCAAACACTTCTATGGGTAGGCTCTCTATGGGTTCTGCTACTGTAACAGGAAATAACAATGTATCTATTGGTGAAAGCACACTACGATTTATAACAAGTGGCTCTAACAACACCGCTTTAGGTTCAAAAGCACTACAGCAAAACACCACCGCAAGCTACAACACTGCTGTTGGGTATCAGGCTAGTTTAAACGCTACTACTGGTGCTGCTAATACTTTTGTTGGAGGGTTGTCTGCTGGTCTTGGTGTTGTAACTGGTTCTCATAATGTAGGGCTTGGCGCTGAAACATTATACCGATTAACAAGTGGAGGTTCTAATGTTTCGATAGGTTATCAAGCGTTGCAATTTAACACAACAGGTAGCAGTAACGTAGCCATAGGCCGTGAAGCACTAGAAAACAACACCGCAAGCAACAACACAGCAGTTGGGTATCAGGCTGGATTTGATAATACTACTGGAACTAATTTAGTTGCTGTAGGTGAAAGTGCGGCGGCTAATAACACTACTGGGAACAACAACATTGGAATGGGTGTTGCATCTTTACTGACTAACACTACTGGAAGTAGCAACATTGGAATTGGAACATCTGCTCTACGCTCCAACACCACCGCAAGTAACAACACGGCTGTTGGGTATCGGGCATCGCATGATAATACTACAGGTACTCGTAATGTTTCTATGGGTAAAGATGCAATGTACCAAACAACTACAGGCAGTGATCAAGTTGGTATTGGGTATGAGGCACTTACTCGTAATACTACTGGTGCTAACAACGTAGCTATTGGCAAAGAGACGTTAAGCAGAAACACTACAGGTAACCACAACGTAGCCGTGGGGTATGACGCTGGGTATAGTAATACTACGGGGACAAACAATACTCTTATGGGACGTGATGCTGGATATAGCAACCAAACTGCAGATGGAAATGTGTTTATAGGAGAGTATGCAGGACGCAGTACCACAAATTCTAATAACACATTTTTAGGTACTTCATCAGGTTGGCAAGTAACGTCAGGGCAGAAGAACACCATCCTTGGACGTTACAACGGCAACCAAGGCGGCCTAGACATCCGCACCTTAAGCAACATCATCGTGTTGTCTGATGGGGATGGTAATCCTAGGGTTCATATTGATAGTTCAAATGCAGTTCTTATTGGCACAGGATTTGCTACTACAGGTGGTAGTTCAGGTATAAAGATTAATGCTAACGGGTCTGGGATAGAAACAAAATCTGGCACCACTGGCTTTCATTATCACAATCGTTTTTATAATTCTGGCGGACAAGTTGGTTATATATCCACTCAAAATAGTAGCACACAATACAACACCACATCAGACCATCGCCTGAAAGAAAACGTAGACTACACATGGGATGCAACAACTAGACTAAAGCAACTCAAGCCAGCAAGGTTTAACTTTATTGCTGATGGTACAGATGTAGTAGTCGATGGTTTCTTAGCTCACGAAGCACAAGCAGTTGTACCAGAAGCAGTAACAGGCACACACAACGAAGTAGATGCAGATGGCAACCCTGTCTACCAAGGCATAGATCAGTCTAAACTTGTACCACTATTAGTAAAAACAATCCAAGAGCTAGAGGCTCGTATTACAGCTTTAGAAGGAGCATAACCAATGGATGACTTAACAGCAGAACAAATCGCACAGAACTACTCAGCAATGGGTGATTCAGTTGCACTTATCAATGACGTGATAGCAGGTAATGCTATGGCAGATGATGATGCAGAAGATCGACAAGACTGTGTGGATCGTAACGTAGCACACCTAGAACTAATGGTTGCTAAAGATTACTGGACAGACGAAAGTATGACTGCATCTAATGCGGCTATTACTGCTGGCAATGGTTACACAGCAAGCTAATGACTGAGAGTTGGAGCTTGTCTAATGGCTAACATTAACTTGACACCAGATGAGTTAGAATCTATGCTAGACCGTGCAGCTAAGCGTGGGGCTAAACAAGCTCTATCATCTATAGGATTACACGATTCTACAGCGGCTAAAGATATAAACGAGATGAGAGACCTACTTGACGTATGGCGTGATACACGTAGAGGTATCTGGTCTACCGTGGTCAAGGTAACAACAATAGCTATTTTAACATTCATTGCTGGTGCAGTGTGGATGCAGTTAGGGAATAAATAATTATGGCAAAAAAGTTTATAGGGTTTAAACCTGAGACACTACAAAAGAAGGTTTTACCAGCGCTGGGTTACAATGGCCCTATGGACAATAAGTCTATTAATCTCTTTCTAGCAGCTAACCCCAGCGCCGCATCTAAGATGGGTAAGTTTACACTAGCGGCTAGGCGTACCATAGAAGGTAAACCTGTTAAGATGATGGCTGAGGGTGGTGTAACTATCAACAGCGGCGCTAACATCATGACTAAGGCTATTACGTCTGATCCTCGTAAGCTAACTATTAAGGCTGAAACAGAGGCAGATAAAGGTGTAGGCACAGACATTGCTACAGGTACAGGTCAAGCAGGTGATGTAAGCACAGCAGGTGTTACAACAGCTATGCCTTCCCCAGATGCTGTAGCAGCACCCATTGTACAACCAGCTACTATAGACTCTGTTACAGCTACTCCAGCAGTAGATACAGCCCTCTCAGGTGTTACTCCAGCTACAGGTGTAGTAAGTGACGAAGCTACTATGACAGCGGCTACAGGAGATCCTACTAAGTTAGCTCAATTAGATCTACAGGCGGCACAGGGTGAGGCGGCTAAAGTAGAAGATGCTCCTACCCGTGTTGTTGAAACTGGAGAGATGATTGATGGCTCAGCTGTAGATCAAACAAAAGTACAAGACATTTATGGAACACAGAAGCTAGAAGCGGCTAGTGTTAAGGATGAGTTAGACTCTCTTATGGCAGACTTTGAGGGTGGAGCTACACCAACTTGGGCTGCAGGAGCTATGAGGAATGCTACAGCTACTATGGCTGCGCGTGGCTTAGGTGCATCATCACTGGCTGGTATGGCTATAGTACAAGCGGCTATGGAATCTGCATTACCTATTGCACAGATGGATGCATCTAATAAGCAAGAGGTTGCTATGGAGTCTGCACGTCAACGTGCTGGCTTCCTCAACATGGAGTTTACTCAAGAGTTCCAAGCTAAGGTTCAGAACGCATCTAGAATATCTGAGATAGCTAACATGAACTTTACTGCACAACAGCAGGTAGCTCTTGAGAATGCTAGGATGGCTCAGACTATGAACTTAGAAAACCTAAGTAATCGTCAGGCTAAGGTTATGGCTGATGCGGCAACTATGTCTCAGATGGACTTAACTAATCTAAACAATAGACAACAAGCACAAGTACAAAACGCTCAAGCTTTCTTACAGATGGATATGGCTAATCTTAGCAACGAGCAACAGACAAGTATGTTTGTAGCACAACAACGTGTTAATACTATTCTATCTGATACAGCACAAGAGAATGCAGCTAGACAGTTTAATGCTACTTCTGAGAATCAGACTAACCAGTTCTTTGCTACACTTGCTACGCAGGTATCACAGTTTAACTCTGAGCAAAACAATGCTATGTCTCGTTTCAACGCTGGTGAAGCTAATGCTTTATCTAGGTTTAACTCAGATCAAGAGAATGCACGTGATCAGTTCAACGCTACTAATCATTTGATTGTAGCTCAGTCTAACGCTCAGTGGGCGCAGTCTGTAACAACAGCTGAGAATGCCGCAGACAACCAAGCTAATCGTGACGCGGCTCTTGTAGCCAACAACTTAACCATGACTGCATATAATAATATGGTTCAACGTGAACGAGATATTCTGGCTTGGGCTTGGCAGTCGGGTGAGAATGCAGCTCAAAGGGATGCTAACATTGCCATTTCTAAGATTCAAGCTGAAGCTTCTGCTGCTGCTGGTGGTGACACTGACTCTAGTGGCTTATCTGCTGCATCAGGTTCGTTCCTCGGAGCTATTGCTGTTAACGCCGCAGATGTATTATTCGGAAAGTAAGAAGGTAAATCAAACTATGCCAGAACCAGGTTATAACCCAAACGCTGTATCAAGCTACTATAATCCTAATAAAACTACACGTCCTAAGTTACGTCCTAAAGGATTAGGAACACGTCCCAGTGGTACGTCTAGGGCTGATAGAAAAGGTGAGTCTGCAGTATTCTCTGCACCTAAGCCTGTATATTCTAGTAATGACAATGATAACAAGTCAGACAAAAGACTAACACCAGCGTCTGCATTGTATAGTGCTACTGCTACTTCTTTGGCTGAGTCTGGAGCTAGACTATCAGCAAATAAAGAAACAAGAATAACACCTATGGGCTTGTATGATCAGAAGAACATGCAAGAGATGAAGACTGAGCTTGAAGATTACTTGCGTGGTGTTGCTGTTGAAGATGGTATAGCAGCTGATATGGCTGATATGGCTGTACCAGAAGTTTATACAGGTGAAACAGAAGACGTTACTGTTAAGGCTGGAGACACACTAACAGCTATAGCTAAGGATAAGGATGTGTCTTTACAAGAGTTAATAGATGCTAACCCACAGATTGCTAACCCTGATATGATTAGGCCGGGTGAGAAGGTTGCTATGCCAAGTAGATCTCTTACTACAAAAGAGCGTATAGCACTAACTAATGTAAGTAAGGGTGTTGTTCCTGCTAATGTTGACTTTGACTTTATAAAAAAACGTGAGGGTTATAAACTAAGTATGTACGTTCCTACAGATAAAAAAGGTAATCCACTTGATAACTCTGGTTCTACCATAGCCTCTGGTTTTGACTTAGGTCAAAGGAATGAAGCAGATTTAAAAGGTCTTCCTACATCTTTGGTAAGCAAACTGAAACCTTACTTAGGTCTGAAGGGTTCATCAGCAGATACATATATAAAAGCAAACCCTCTAGTTATAACAGATGCAGAAGGTGTTACAATTAACAAATTTGCTAAACAGCAGGAGATTGATAGACTTAAAAAAGATTGGGAAAACAGTTCAAGCTCTGTTGCCTTTGACGATTTGACTAAGGGTCAAGCAACAGTTGTTGCCTCTGTAGCATTTCAATATGGTGACTTACCTACAAGAGCACCTATCTTTTGGAAGCATATAACCAACGGTGATTGGTCAAAAGCGGAACAAGAACTTAGAAACTTTGGAGATAGTTATTCTTCGCGTAGAAAATTAGAAGCAAACTATCTGGTAAATAACTAATGTTTGGACTTCCCTTAGAATTAATCACAATGCTTTTCTCCACTGTCTTAGGTGGAGTTATGTCCATCTGGGGTCAAAGCAATAAAGCTAAAGCAGAGCAGCAGAAAGCCCTAGTAGGCGCAGTCAGTGAAGCTAGAGAGCATGGTAGTAAAGATAGACACTTTGCTTGGACACGTAGGATCATAGCTTTATCTGCAGTCGGATCTATTATTGTATTGCCAAAGCTAGTAGCAGTATGGTATCCTGACGTAAGTGTAATCGTTGGTTATACAGAAGTACAGGGTGGCTTCATCAACTGGCTCTTAGGTGCACCAGATGCAGTACACTGGAAAGCGGCACGTGGTTTCGTTATAACACCTCTAGACACACACATAGTTTCAGCAATAGTCGGCCTCTACTTCGGCGCTGGCTTCACTAAATAGGATAATAAGATGCCAATAGCAGGACCATTTGATAGACCAATTCCTGGTGAGTCACTCACAGGAGAACCTCGTAATAATCCTTGGGAACAACCAGCGCAGATGTCAGACGTTAATGAGGTGGCTACATACTACCTTGAGAGACTAGACAATAATGAGGTGATACAAGACTTTGGTGCTATGGTTGAAGCTGGTGTATCTCTAGTTCCTATTGTAGAGACTACATACTTACAGGGTGTTATGAGAGGATTGCATTCACTAGATGCAGGTATTGTTGTAGCTCCTGTTATACATGCGTACATAAAAGCTTCTCTTGAGGAATTAGGTATCAAGGTTAAAGATACAAATATTGATCCTCAGAAGAAAGCAGAAGATGCAGAGATGCAACGCTTCCTTATGGTTGCTAATAGTATGCTGGATAAAGAAGGTACAGACGATACTGATGAAGGGCAACAGATGGTAGAGTCTATGATTGAAACGCAGGAGGGAGAACCTGTGGAGGAAGAGATGCCACAAGAAGAAGAAGTAACACAAGAACAAAAGCCTATGGGCTTGATGGCAAAGGGTTAATATATAATGGCATTTAACAAGGATCAATTTGCAGCGGCGTTCCTCAACCAAATAACTGGTACTATGACTAAGAGGCGTGAGGATGCTTTAGAATATAAAGAAAGACAATTAGAGGCTAGTGAGCGTAATCAGTCTCTTATTAACACACGTAATGCTAGAGCTAGTGCAGCTGTTTCTTTTGGTAAGGAAGCACTTCAATACCTACCAGAGGGTGTTAGGTCTAAGGGTGTAATCCGTACTGCTATAGCTTCTGGTATGACAGGTGTAAAGGAACTACGTGATAAACTTGCAAAGGCACACGCTGATGCAGGATTATCTGCAGGTGAAAGACTATCTTTGAATGATGTTGAAGCTATCATTAACATGCCTAACATCCCTAGCATTGATCAGTCTCTGATTGATATGTCACTAGAGCAGTTTGCTAAAAAGACATATGGTGCTATAGGAGAGGCTAGTGCTGTTGAAGACGACACAAGCGTGGTTGGTAAACTCTTTGGTTATGGTGCTAAGGATCGTGTTAAAGAAGAACTACGTGACACACCTAGTATGGCTGGTATGTCTGTTGCAGATATAAATGCCGCAGCTCGTATGAGTGAGTTTAACTCTCTTATACCTAATGCTGTAATGTCATTCTCTGAGATGGAAACTTTTACTAAGAAAGACGGTTTTACTTTTGTTAAAGATCTAACGGAGATATATGAAGATGCATATAATTCTAGTGAAGCAGATGATGCTGTAGGTTTAGCATATAATTCATATATAGCCGCACAAGAGGATCTGGGTAGGAAAGCTGGTTCTATTACACCAGCTGAGATAGCAAATCAAAAAGCTATAGCTCGTAAAGCATATGCTCAAAGAAAAGCTAAGGCTTTTATTGACGCTACTGCAGCACAGTATGGTGGCGCTGGTCAAGGCTTCTTTGAACAGAAGTTTGCTATGGATCAGATTGCAGAGATTATGGATAAGGACTTTGTAGATGATCTTATGAAATCTTATGACTTTACTCCTGAGGTTGATAAAAAAGAGAAAGATATAACTCAAACGACAGAGCCTGTGGTAACACCAACTACTGAAGAATCTAAAATGCAAGATGTACCATTTGCAATACCTGATGTTAGTGTAGATGTATCCTCTTTACCAACAGTTAAAGTCAGACCTGGAGGAGATAAAGAAGTTGGATTGTTTGGAGACCCAGAAGCTAGAAAATGGGATAGACAGTACGGTGATCGTTACAACCCAGACGGTACTCCTATCGTAGTTAAACCTAGACCTACAGATCCAGAAGAAACAATAATGGTTGAATCTTATTTATCAGGTAAAGATCGTTCAACCAACGCTATAGAAGAGTGGGATAGAAGATATAAGAAGACACATAACCCAGATGGTACACCTAAGCAGTTTAAGGGCGACTAAATATGAACTACTTTGAACGTCAAGAATACATAAAGAATCTTACTAAGGGTACTAAAACTGGTTTGAGAGTATCTGAACCTCTGTCCTTTGACCCAGAAGAAACACTAACAGTTGACGATATACAGAAAGATTACAAATATAATCAACCTATTCGCGATTACATGATTGAACGTATGGGTGTAGACTATCGTAGTAAATCAGATGAACAAGTAGTTGATGATTTTGTTAAGCACATGCGTTACTTTAATGCTAACACTGTATCTACTGCAGGTGAAGTACGATTTGTTACTAAAGCAAACGACAGACAAAAAGAAACAGCACGTAAAGCTTATCAGATATATGATCAACTAGGTAATGTCTTTGTTAATGACGGGTTGATGGGTGCTGTTAAGGGTGTAGGCGACTACGTTTTTGCGGCGGCATCTGACCCTACAAACTACTTAGGTATACTTACTGGTGGTATAGGTAGAGCTGCGGCTGGTGGTGTTCAAGTAACAGGGCGACAAGTTATTAAAGCTGCAGTACGTAAAGCTGGGAGAGATGCTTTAAGCTCAGGTGCTACAGCAAAGGCAGCTAAAGAAGCAGGACGCAAGGCAGGACAAGAAGCGGCGGCACGTGCGGCGGCTAAAGGTATGACAGCACGTAGAACTAAGGGTGTTTACGAAAACGTATCACGTATTGTAAGTGAAGAAGCTAAGCGTACTATACCTAAAGATGCTATGAAAGCTAAACAGAAAGAATTGTTTAAAACAGCGGCAACTAAATCCTTATATGCTACTACAGCATTGGACGCTACAGCCGCAGTGTATCAAGATATTGCAGCTCAAGAAGTTATGCTCGAAGTAGGAGCACAAGAAACGTTTAGTAAAACACAGAGTGCTTTCTCTGCTCTCCTTGGTGGTGTTGCAGGTGGTGCACAACTTGTTACACGTAAGATAGGCGCTGGTAAATCTGGTTTAGAAGACACTCGTACAGAGACAGAAAAACTAGCACAGAAAACTATAGATGAATACTCTCCTATACTAAAGAAAGAAGACACACCTGAGGCCGCTAAGATTATTCGTGAGGCTGCAGATAAGTGGAATGTTAAAGTAGATAAAGGTGAGTTTGGTAAGGGTGTTATAGACGACTCTCAACTTATTAAGGACATTATGTTTGGAGATACACCTGGTGAGATTGGTGGTCTCTCAGGTTTGTTTAGAGATAAGGGTTACAAGATTGGTAAAGAGATACATATTGCTGATGCTATAACTAACGTAGCTAACTCATTAACCCAGAAAGAACTTACAGATATTAATACATCTCTTTCTAAATACTCAGGCTTTGATTTTGGTAGCCTTGCTGGGTCACGTGTTAAACTTGGGGATCTTATGGCATCACGTTTTAGTGAGGCTGGTAAGACTCTGAATGTACTATCACAGTTTAGTAAGACTCTAAACTCAGGTCTTCTAGCAGCTGAGAATAAGATAAAGTTACAGGTAGATGCTATTGATGAGGCTGAGATTAAAGGAGCTAAAGCATCTGAGCCACTTCGTTATGGTCAGTCTGTATGGAAACGACTACTTGTTTCATCTCCAGCTACCACAGCACTCAACATTGCTGGTTTCAGCCAGTACTATGTAGGTCAAACTATTGCTGACCTGTTTAGTTCAACAGCATTAATGACTAAGGGTTTAGCACAAAGCGCTACCAATCGTACTGGTGCACAAGAATCCTTTAGACAAGCACGTGCGCTGGGTTCACTACAGGTACAGAAGATGCGTAACCTAATGGACCCATACACTACACGTGATGCATATATGAAGTTTCTTGAAGATCCTGCAAACTTAGATGCACAGAAGATATTATTTGAGACTATGGCAGGTGGTGTGGAAGCATCAGCTAAACGTTACGGTATTGACCCTAATAATAAAACCTTCCGTAACCTTGAAGCTGTTACTAAAGCAGCAAACCAAATAACAGGTGTACGTATACAAGATACGTTTACTAAGTCTCAGATGTTTATGAATGATATGGATAAGCAACTAAGACTAACAAGAGGTAAGACTCTTAAAGAAGCACTACTATCTGATGAAGTAATTGATGAAGAGGTTATACAGGGTGCACTAGATACTACTCTTAAGTCTGTGTTTGCTAAAGACTACACTACAGCAGAACAACCAGAACTTATACGTAAATTAGCTGAGGGTGTTGAAGCTATTTCAAACACACCAGGCTTTGGTACAATACTACCCTTTGGTCGCTTCTTTAACAACGTTGTTGCTACAGCATACCAATGGTCGCCACTAGCTGCACCTGAGGTGTTGTTAAAACCATTCTTCAAGCGTACTGTTAAGTCTGAAGGTCAGAAAGTAACGGAACTTGATGCTATTGCTCGTATGACAGTAGGATCTGCTGGTCTATTACTCGCTGCCCAGTATGATAAGGAGCGTAGGGATGAAGGCTTAGGTGTGTATGAGATTAATGTTGGTGGTGGTAAGATTGTAGACGCTAGGAATACATACCCCTTCTCTGCATGGCTTGCAGCTGGACGTATCTTCAACCTAAAAATGGGCGGTGAAACTGTACCACCAGAATTAATAAGAGAGATGGGTACACAAGTTGCTGTTGGTCAGCTGGCACGTGACGCTCAGTTTGGTAATGATCTAAACAACATACTAGATGTATTAATAAACCAAGACAAAGGCGCACGTGGTGCATCTATGGATGCATTCAACAAAACGTTTGGTAATATTGTCTCAGGATTTACACGCCCTCTAGATGCAGTAAATAAGATTGTAGGTTTTGCTACGGGTACTGACACAGCAAAAGATGTAAGACAAGCTGACGGTTTAGGTTTGTTTACTCAAACTTCTACAAGATACTTTGATAATATACTTGAAGCGTTCATAGATAAGACAGACACTATTACTGGTGAAGACTTAGAGGTAGCAACTAGAGAGGGTGAGATATATGATGCTAACCCATTCGCTAAGATCTTTGGTCTAACAATAAAGCAGGGTCGTACATCTACTGAGAAAGCATACTCAATGTCTGAGATGCAAGCCTGGACTGCTAATGAACGTAGTAATTTACCTGCCTATGATAAAGCATTCAATAGTATGTTAGCACCTGTACTAGAACGTCAGACTCAACGCCTATTAATGACAGAGCAATTCTTAGAGGCTAACCTCAACGAAAGACGTGGTATGTTAAAGTCTGTACTACGTAGTGCTAAGAAACAGATACGTGATAGGTTAGATAAAGGACAATCTACTGGTGATAATATTAAGCTACGTACTATAAGAAAAGCACAAACAAAGTTTTCTAAAGAAGTTAAAGCAGAAACTATGAAAGCTATGAAAGATAAGTTTGGCATAGATGGTAAGTTAGAAGACTACACACTTGCTGAGATAGATGTATTTATAGAATATGGTAATTATCTCAAAGATGCTTACGACGAAGCAGATCAGTTATAAACAAAGAGAGAGGGGGCAATTAAGCCCCCTTATTTTATTCCGTGTCTGTCTGCTGCTAATCTAGCCCACATCTTAGCTTCCATAAGTCTCTCCCTAGCCCTCTCCTTTTCCTTACAATCATGTAAGTTATTTAAGATGTAGCTGTTTAGATTACGCACCTCTTCGTTAAGCCCTGTGTTAAACTTATTACTCTTAGTCTTAACAAAGTTGTCTGCCTCTAGCTCTATCTTCTTCATTATTTATTTTCTACTTTCTTTAGGTAGTCTACTGCCTGTTGTACTCCCTCAAGATTATCACTTAACATACCTATACCACGATTACAACTACCACATAGATGCCCTCTATACTCGCCTGTCTTATGGCAGTGATCTAAGTGTAGCTTATCACCCTTAAGTTTTTTAGAATCTACACCACAGCATTCACACTTACCAAAAGCTTTGTGTCCATATATTTTCTTAAGACTTTTTTGTATACTATCAGCCCTAACAGAACAGGCTTTACACTTATTATGAAGATGTGTATTGGAAGTGCCATCCTTTGATACATAAGAATATGCTATATAAAAATGTTCTTCTGTTTCTGGAAATACTTCTTCACAAACTGTACACTGTTTATCTCTAACATCATTAGGTGTGTCTTCTCTTTCCATATCTTCAAACAAGTTAAACTTTAACTGCATCATGTATCCTCTGGTATAGCTGTACACATAGGTAATATAAAAACCTTTTCAGTAAGTTCTTTTGGTAAGTATGTGTATACGCTTGTCATTGCACGTGCTGCACCATCAATACAGCTACCATATGTATCATACAGGATAGGTGAGGCTTTTATTGTTGGCTCCTCACCCACCATGTAAGCTATTAACACAAGGACATACACTATTCTTGTCCTTCAGAATCAAGTTTATCTTTGACGTAATCTACTCCCTGTATTACCTTAGGTTCTACATAATCATAAGTAGAACTACCTACATCAGTTGCTACTTCAATAGCCGCAACACCTACAAAAAACATTACTAAAACTTCAATCATTTAATCGTTCCTTTAGTTCGTTGTAGCCACCAACATGGTGACCTTCATTGTCCCAGATTTGGGGTACAGTTTTCATACCTGCCTGTCGCATCAATGTCAACAACCACCTACTACTAACTGTATCAACAGAGTAAGGCATAAACGCTATGCCTTTCTCCTCTAGTAAGTTCTTTGCTTTGTTACAGAACCCACACTTACTTGTTCCTAGTACTACATACATAGTTTATACTAGGTCTACAATTTCACAAGAGTCTCCAGAGCAAGCCATTGTTTGCATAGACACTGTGTTATCTTCACTCTCGTAGTCTGACAACTCTGACCAATCGATACTTGTAGGCATCTCTGAGAGTAGTGCTTTGTATGCTTTCTTATCTATCTCTTGATAAGGTGCTTGCTGGTATGAGTGATCTGAGTGTGGCAAAAATGACACACCTGACATCTCATCAAAGTGTTGATACACAAATGCACCAACATCCATCCACTCTTCATCGCGTACTGTTATAGTAACAGATGGCTTATGCTCACACCAATGCCGTTGATATGTAAGCCATAGATCTAGTTGCTCTACAGCAGTCATATCATTACGTGTAACTGCTTTCTCTGGTGACTTAACTGGGAAGCTAAACACAACTGTAGAGTCAGGCTTCATAACGCACGGCTCATTAGGTACACCTCTATCAATCATAAACTGTGTTAGAGGGTCTTTAATGTCACCACGTACAGTACGAATATAGTAAGGGCTGTGTCTCGCATGGATTCCACTGGCGCTATCTACAAGCTGTGAAACCGTGCCACTTGGTTTTACGCAGCTGATAGCAGTACTAGCAGGTATACCTAGTAGGTTAGCCCAATCCCTATTAGTTTCTACAGCAACAGAACGTAGGTGCTCTAGTGTCTTCTTCAAACCCTTGTTCTTTTGTGTCATTAATGGGTTATCCATAATACCTGTCATAGATACACCAAGTAATCTCTCTTCTGCTGTATTGTTTTGCCATACTTTACGTAGGTAAGGAAACTTAATCAGCATTGATTGTATTGTACCTAAGATAGTAGCGAGTCTAACCTTACGCTCAAGATCTTCTAGTGTATCAGTAGCACGTACTACACACTCTGTTAAGTTACAGAATTGGTAAGGGCGTAATATTATCTCGCTGCACGGGTTGCAGCCGAACTCATAATTAGGATCACGTCTACCATTCTTAGCGGCTTGTACCTTAGATGCTTGTCTGTTAAAGATACCACGCTCACCAGACTTAGACTCAACCAGAGACAACCATTCACGCATAAATGTTTCCATATCTGGCTTCTCACTGTATGCTACAGAGTTATTAGCTAGTGCTCTATGCCCTGCAGTTTCCCACCACTGTCCTGACTTAGCGTGACGCATACGATCATCAGATAAATTACTCAATGAAATCATAGCACTACGGCGTACACCACCTACAACAACTATCTGACCTATGAAACACATAAGGTCGTGACATTCCATAGAGCTAAGCTTACGTCCTTGTGCGCCCTTGAAAGTAGCTACAGCAAAGTTAAACAGTTCTACTAATGGCGCTGGTCCTGATGCTCTACCACCAAACGTTTTAAGTCTTGCACCTGCAGGTCTAACCTGAGACACATCCCACTTAGGTATTTCTCCAGCCCATAAGAGTGCTAGAACTTGACGGAAACCCTTAGCCCAACCTTCTTTGCTATCCTTAACAACAACAGTAGACTCACTATCAAACAACTCAGGTATCTCTGGTAGCTTCTTTATAAACTGTCTCTCAACAGAGAAGCCCACACCAGTACCACAGAGAAGTATATACATAGCTTCATCAAAAGATTTAGGATCATCTACTGGTAAGTAACTACAATTATATCCTGCTGTATTGTCACGATCTAAAGCAGGACCAGCTGTCATCATTGCCCTCATACTAGGCATGATTTCCTGACCCAGTATAGCCTGTTCAAGGTTCATTACATCTGTATCAGCAAATAAACTATCGGCTGGAACTACGCCAAGATTAAGTGCCTTACGAACTACATTATCCATGTAGCGTTCCACTGTTTCTCCCCAAGACTCACGCCCTTTGCCATCAAAGTACTTAGCGTAGCGTGACTTGTGTATGAATGCTTGATAGTCTGTTGGTAGTTGGTTACTCATCTATTGTCTCCTGATCCTTTTATTACACCACGTGCAGCGCGGCTGTTTAGTTTATACATATTCCTCTGTATTATATCCTGTAGGTCACTATCAAAGTAGTTAGCTATAGCAACTGTATAAAACAATACGTCACCACATTCCTTGAGTATACCCTCTTCATCATTAGTATCATCACGCAGAACACGCTTTATCTTACCATGTAGTTCCCCTACTTCCTCACACAACCCTAGTAGGTTTTCCATTAGCCTATCCTCAGGTTTTGTTACAATCATGCTCTCAACAAAATCAGAATACTCTGTAGGTGTTGAGTCAATCAGATTGTTTATTGCTTCTATATCTTCTCTAGCAATCATTTTCTCTCCTTAACGTTTAAATTTTCTATACTCATATCATCCACGTCATATATAACATCTGTTATTAGATCGTGTACATCTTTCTCATGGCTATCATTACTAGATGATAGTATATTATTGTTGTCGTCTACCTTAGCTACAAATGTAACATTAAACTTTTTCATGCGTTACCCTTAGTCTTAGTCCATCGGTTAAGTAATATAACATTATCCTCTACACTGTAACCCTCATCTGTTTCAATCAGAGCTTCTGCATATTGTTCTGGGAACATCTCCTGTAAAAGCTCACCTCGTATATCTACAAAATCTTCCCATGCCTCAGGATATATATCTAAAAACTTCTGTGCTGCTGCCATAGTAAGAGCTTCTTCCAGTGCTGCCCTCATACCTTCATGTGTTTCAGCCTCACCAAATACTAAACCTGTCTTGATGTGACCTGTCCACTCACCTTCTCTAGTAACAGGGTGTAGTATAATAGCTATATCTCCAGGCTTTACTTCGTAGCTCATTACAATCTCCTCTTTACTTTGACACGTTGCTCTTTCATACGCTTACCCTTCTCTAGTAGCCAGCCCTCAGGTATTACTCTGTGCGCCCACTTGAAGCCATTCTTCTCACACCAATCACAGTATCTACTCTTAGCACCCTTGTATAGCTTAGAGTTTGCGTTACTAAATACAAAGCGTATGTCCAGTTTAGGATGTTGCTTCTGTATTTCTATATGCTTGCGCCGATCTCCAGCACTAAATAACCCTTTTGTCTCAATTATGATACCGTTGTCTAGTTCAAAGTCTGGCGTGTAAGTGCGATACTTTAAATCTTCCCACTCTATCTTTAGCTTTTCATAAGATACAATCTTCTGACGTGTCTCTAAGAATGTAGCGGCCTCTAGTTCAAGGCCACTACGATAGTTTCTTCTGTTGTGTTTACGAACCACGCCCATCTCCAACAAGTACATACTCTACAAGAGGTGCTTCTTTCTTACCCTTGTACACACGTGAAGGTAACTCTTGTAGATCCCAACACTTGTGCTTGAAGTCACACCAGTGACACTTAGAGTTAAGTACTAAGTTACCGCTGGGCTTCTTGAAGTACGTCTCAGGTACTGCTTCGTAGCAACGTTTGAATGGTGCATCACTCTCGATGTAATCCACAGTAGATTGAATGCTATCTATGACAGCTTCCTTGTCCACCTCAGAAGCGTCTACATACTTAAACTCACCATTTCCTTTGTTGACTACCCACCAACCGCCTACACCCTTTCCAGCGGCTTCTGCGTAGCCTACAAGCTGTGATACATAACCGAAGCTATCATCCTTGTTGAGTGCCTCAAAGCTTTCAAACTTATTCTTGTATGACCAAGGAGAGGCAGACTTAACATCGTCAATCTTACCATCCATCTCCATATCGTACTCACCCTTGATCTCCTGACCATTGGGTAACTTGAGTGTGACAATCTCATTGTCTTTAAACTCTTGGTCTACTGCACGAAGTAGTCCTTTGAACACAGCCTCAACGATATCACCAAGGATCATGTTCATTAAGAAGTGTGGTGGGAAGGGTCTACGATCTTCTGGATCATTCTTTTCAAACCACAACTGGCATGGGGCTTTACCTATGTTAGACATACGTAGGCGAAAGTCACCACGTGGGGGAGAGTTAAACTGTTTGTTCAACGCTGCCTCAACATCAGCGGCAACCTGTTTGGTCACCGCCTCTGTCATGTTTGCTTCACCAGCTAAAGCCTTCTGCAGAAAACTGTAGATTGCTAATTCTGCTGGGTGATTCATGGGCTTACCTCGATGAAGTCATTGTTGATAATGTCTGTTACTACAGACTCATCATCCTCAGACATAGCTTTGTCGAACCTCTCATGGTATAAGTCTAAGATCTTACCATTACTGTACTCGATAAGCTCAATGAAATCTTTTAACATCTCATTGTCGCCCTCACCAAGATCAACCTTTTCACCTGATCCTGCTTTGATCTTACCAAACTTAGCACCTGTTGGGATGCTATCTTCTACGCCCATAAACTTAATAAAAGACATGATAGGTAGTAAGTTCTTGCGCTTCAGCACACCTAGAACACCATTGATGCTCTTGAGTGAGTCACGATTCTTAACGTCCATAACAAATGGTACATCTTTATACGCAGACTTATCGAGTGATTCACCCTTATCATTGATAGGATCATCTAGTGTTACTGTACCATAGTAAACATTAACACGCTTAACACTACGAATAACCTGCTTAGTAGCATCATCTAAAGCTTGGAAGTCTTCGATCCAACCTGATGGTCTACCCAAGTTGAAGCCACCTATGCTATCCTTCATGTCACCATTGAGTGAGTTAGCTAAGACAGACTTCTCCATCTCTTCTGTTTCACTGTTCCAACGTTGCCACTGTTGGCGCTGGGCAAAGATACGTACTGTAATACCATTACTGTAGATCTTTTCGTCACCACGATTAAGGATGAATGCACCTACTGGTACTACCTCAGTCTTGATTGTCTTACCACCTACGTCTATTTCACCCATGAGGGGTGAGTGCAGCATACCCATACGTGCAATAGATGGTGTTGAGTCACCACTAGACGCTGACACGCCCATAAGTTCTGCCATTGATTGACCGCGTTCATTCGCGATTGATAGTTCATTGCTCATTTCTATACCTTTCTATAGATTCAAAGAGTTCCTAGTTATACATTATACGTCAACTGTGTCAAGCCAGTTTGATCCGATTTTTGCTTCAAGTAGTAGTGGTACATTCATCTTTACATTGTACGTTTTTTCTACAAGATCGTTTATATTATCGTTAAGTGATTCTATTATATCAATAACTTGTTGTTCTTCATCAGGGTGTATGTCAATTACCATACTGTCGTGTACTGAATTAACTACGACAGAGTTGTATGGTTGTAACAATTCGTGAAGCTCATTCAACACAATAGGTACTACATCACCTGTTGCAAACCCTTGCACTGGATAGTTCTTAATCATTGTGAAGTGACTTGGCATACCATTGTCCCTGCGTTTTACATTAGGGAAAGCATACTGTCGCCCTGACTTATTAGTTATCTTATTAAACCGTAATGCCTCATCACCTAACTCTTTATGCCATGCAGCAATACCCTCATACTTCTCAATAAAATGTTTATAGTAAGCGGCTTCAGCCTTAGATCTTCCATACCCTGTAGCTCCGAAGAGAGGGGCAAATGTATGTGCCTTGGCATCCTGGCGAGAAGTCTTCTGCCCTGCATCTGTAATAACTTTAGCAGTGTAACTATGCACATCAAACCCTGTGTCTATCTCTTTCATAGCAGTCTCGTCCTGTGCTAAGAATGCAGCAGTACGAAACTCAAGTTGAGCAAAGTCAGCTTCCATAATCTTACCATTTTCCCATCGTGAAACAAAGACTTTCTTCACAGGAAACGTACCACCTCTGGGCATGTTCTGCATGTTAGGATTGCGTCCACTGAAACGTCCAGTAGCTGTTATGTGCTGAGTTAAACTTACATGTAAGAACCCATCATGTTTAGTGTAGTTTGATATACCCTCAACAAAAGAACTTAGGTAGCTACTAATAGCAGACAAACGTTTAAGATCATTAAGAAAAGACTCAGCCTCTGCCATGTTGTTATTTCTTGCAGTAGCCGCTAAGATCTCTAGGTTATCTTTACTTGTACTAAAACCATTAGCACTAATCCATTTCTTATTGGGTGCTGTAAATTTTAGACCAGCAACTTGTTTTGTTTCTTTTAGCTGAAACCCTCGCGTATCACAGTCCTTACACTTGTTAGGTCTAGCATACTTTGTACCATCCTTCTTTACTTTATATGTCTTGCCTTGTCCCTCACAGGTAGGGCATGTAAATGCTTCTGTTCTATATACACGTTTAGAGTTTGCTTTAACAGCATCTTTATATTCATCTACTGTAGAAGTAAACTCAAACAGATCAGCCCACTCTTTCTTGTTAACCATACGCAGAGAGAATACAACCTGAGACATCTGCTCTGGACTACTGAGATTTATAGGTGTGTCACCCATAAGCTGACGAACTTTCTTCTGTAGCCTACTTTCAATCTCTGCCTTCTCTTGTTCAAACTGTAGTCTTACCTCGTCAAGGGCAGATCTATCCACCCTGATTCCTGACATGTACATTCTGGTAAGGGTTTTACAGGTGATGAAGGTGGTATCTCTAATGACTTTGAGACCTGTAGATTCGGGCTTGGCGTAGTCTGCTTCGATACTATGGAACAACCAGCTAGTTGAAAGCAGGTCACACCTAAGATAAAAGCTAAGCTCATCCAACGGTATCTCATTTGTAGTATAGCCTTCTTTAAAATATCTTTTAAGTGTATCATCTTTCTGTACCTCTAGGTTTCTGCGTTCAGCACAAGCACCTAAGCTTAATGGAGTGCGTTGCCCTCTATCAAGTATATACTCTGCTAACATTGTATCATAGATCAAGCCATCATACTTGAAGCCTGACTCCCACAACCACATCATATCGTGTTGTGCGTTGTGCATTATGAGTAGTGTTGTTAAGTCTAATATATCCTGGACTAGCTTATTCCCAGCGCCTGACGTATCCTTTGCTTCATCATGGTCTATGTTTACAATGTGTAGTTCATCATGGTTGTCTGCATTAACCATACCAACTTGGACTAAATGATTGTCAATCTCAAACGGGTCCATGTGATCTTTGCCGTTGCGTTTTGTTGTGCTATTCTCAACGTCTAATACTAATCTCATATCTTACCTCAAGCTGAATAGATAGAGCGTGATCCATCCAATACACAGGCGATCCTACCCTGATACCCATTCAACTTATTCTTGGCTAGGTTTAAAAAACGAACTGGGTCTTCATCTCCCCCTTCAACTTGCGGTGCTTTACCTATCAATAGCATCAGGTCAGCTTCAGCTGCCTTTCCTGTCTTAGATCCTTCCATCATTGCTTGGTTAAGATCTACCTTACCTTCTGCTTCAGCAGATAGTTGTGACATCCAGATCACACAGCAATCATACTGCTTAGCAATGTTACGTGCATGGATAGCAGCAGTCTTGAGTGTGATGTCACTTCTCTCACTACTCACATCAGCAAACTTATCTCCCATATCTAACACTACAATGTCAGGCTTCTCTTGTTTAACAACAGACTCAACCCATGCCATACCCTTACCTGTACTATCCTTGAACAAGACATTCTTGCGAATAGGTTCATAACGTTTCTGTGCTAGAGCTTTATTCTCTCTAACTTCTTTCATTGTCATGTTAGCTGTTGCACTTATGTAACGTGCAGCAACACGTGTGTATGCCTCTTCGTTACACAGTACAATACACTTAGCACCCTGATGTGCAAAGCCCTCAGCACCTGCTATAATACTGGCATGGAAAGAAGTTTTACCAGTATTGGGACGAGCGCCAACCAATACAAGGTGACCACCACTAACACCTTCCACCCTACGAGCCAAGGAAGATATGTTAAATCCCCACTTGGATTCCAGAAGCGTTGCATTAAGTATCGTGTCAAGACTATTATCATCCCAATCAACACGCAGGTTAGGAGTAAAATCATTTTTGTATTCCTCTAGTAGTTGTCTCAAAGGTTCTAGGCTATCCTCTGTACCATTAACAAAGTCGAATCCTAGGTTGGCTACACGATCACCTACATGCTGTTGAAACAACTGTGATAGTGTGTCTTGTGCTATCTCTTCTTTGATAGGCTCAGTAATTGATATACGTTTAAACAGATCTTCATATGCTCCACGTGTTGCTGTGGTAAGACTAGCGTTCATTCTATTGAACACAGCCTCTAGGTCAGCAACAGTTAGGTCACCTTCATAGGCTTCCATAGCACCATCAAGTGCCTGTTTAATCTTACGTACATCCTTACTAAATATTTTATCTGGGCAACGTATACCCTTGTGTTGATCATAGAAGTTACGATCTAGTAACGTTTTAATCAGTGCTAATTCCATCATTCTTTATGTCTCCTACAACAATATATTATATATCTACTTTTGGCTCCAAGTAATATGCTCCTGCACTACTCTTATATGCAGCCATAATGTCCAACCACTGTTGGCTACTCATGATTAACATTTGATAAGCATCCATCTCAGGTTCGAACTGTCTCATGTATACAGTACCCTCATCACCAAATATTATCTCTACATCTTCATGCTTATCTGTATGATCTAGTGTAGTTATTATAGATGCATCAGATTCAAACTCAACTGTGAACATCCGATCCCTCCGCTACAATTATATTTACCTGCGCTACATTACCTGTAACTTTAACAATCTTAAACTCTAATCCTTCTTTGGTAAGTAATCTTCTTAACATTGATACTGGTATCATACATCTGCCTTTCCTGTTAGTTTTATTAACCTAGCTAAGTACCATTGTGATTTCAGTAGGTCTTCTTGTTTGTTCTTATATCTCCAGCGATGTAGATACTTAGCAATGTTACCTCTCAGATAACCTATGTATTCTTCTTCGGTTAGGAAGTCTTCTATGTAATCAATACATTCAATCCTACCTTTACCATAGTGTGCTGGGTTGTTTACGTTATCCATTCTGTCCTCTGATAATAGTTCTGGTATAGAGTTAGGGTCTACCATAGGTTTAATACTTACTCAAGTCAGCAAGTTTCTCCATGTCTTCTGGCATACGATACTTTATATCATCAGAAAGACTTAGTGCTACTGTTTTGTTTCCTGTCCACAACTCTATCTCTCTGCGGTACTCAATAGTCTTTGATAGTGCATCAGGATCTAGTGCAATCACAGCCTTGTCATACTCACCTATCTTCTCAAAATGTTTATGGTTCATGCTAGTACCCAGGATTGCCATGCAAGTTACATCAGACAATTCTTGATAGGCTACAATAGCTGAGACTACATCCTCTACAATAAGTATTGTATCACCTTCACCTACTGTATAGTAGTCTGCTGCGCCTGTGTAGCGATACCACTTAGGGTTTTGAGTAGCGCCTACTGCTCTACCTATAGCATCAATCATCTGATGTTTGTAGTATATAGGAAAGACTACCCTCTCCTGTTGAACGTCATAGAATGTGTTACCTACTATACCCCAGCGCCTCATGAATCTATTGTGCTTAGTATGTTGTCGTGTTGGTTCTACTAGCTGGGCTGGTATCTCCATAGTTTCTACCTCTCTCTTGGTTTGATCTTGCGCTGGGCGTAAGTGTCTGCGTATCTCAGATGCAGTCATGTCTGTATCAAACTTACCACCTACATTACACCCTAACTTATAACAGTTATACATCAATAGACCATACTCGCAAGAGGCTGAGAAAGTATTCTTACCTCTACAGAAAGGACAGTCACCTCGGTGTGATCCATGTGCGGTTACAGACTCAGCATATTCTCTGTGCTGTTGCCAGTTACTCATCCTCTTCATTTCCTCTCGCTGACAGTGCCTTAGATGCACCACTCAATGTGTTCACCATGTAGGGCTTAACTGATTGTATATTCTTATGTCCTGTTACCTGCATGATATTAGCTAAGTCAACCCCACCTTCCATCATCTCAGTCACAGCGGTACGGCGTAAGTCCATAGCTGTAAGTTCTCTAGGTAGATTAGCTTCGTCCAGTACCTCATTGATAAGTAAAGATATTTCACCCTTATCGTAAGGTGTGTATGCACCTGCCCTTGGCTTAACCCTAGGTGCTACATATTCCTGGAATCCAAAGTCTTCCTTTTGTTGTCGCAGCATATCACACAACCCATTAGATATGGGTAAGTGTATCTCAGCATTACGTTTACTTTGTGTTAGGTCTAAGCGACACTGATCTAAGTCTAAGGTATCCCAAGTCATAACTCTCATGTCACCTATACGCTGACCCCAATCGTATGCCATGTGTACAATAAGACTAATGCTACGCCATCTGAAGTCACTGTAACCTGTCTCAAGAAATGTTTTGATCTGGTCTCTACTCCAGTACACACGCCTAGGTTTGCTAGACTTGGTAGGTACAAGTGCTACTGGGTTGTGTATCATTACGTCTTGTCTCATGGAATACTTCCAAGCAGCAGACAGTACAGCCTTACGATAGTTTGCTGTACGTATTCCTGTCTGAAGCCATGTATCATATGCCTGTATAAGATGTCTTACCTTAAGATTAGTACAGCGATACTCACCAAGGGACCTGCCTTCCACAGGTGTATTAATCACAGACGCTAGATGTATTTCATAATCCTTTTGAGATGCACCAGATAGCCTAGCAAAGGCAGGGGATACCAGATAAAAATCTATGATATCACACAACTTAGCATTACCCTTGGGTGGTTTCATGTTATCTTCCTTTCACGTTTCTGTACCAGATATATAAGAACCCACCTATGTAGGCAGCAATCACAGTTAGTGGTAGTAGATGCATTAGAATGTTGGATGCTATCATCTTGCATTCCTTTCCTTTACCCATAACCTTTTAAGTCTAGTATTTCTACCACCCTTAGCGCCTGTCTCCTGCCTATTCTTTTGGGCAGTCCACTGGTCACCCTCTTTGTAGTTGCGTATGTTAAACATCTCACGCATCCTTTTGTTTTCCTGTTCACAGACACTTAGGTGTGCAACCCTTAGTCTTTCTTCTTGATCAAGCATTGTTTTCTTCCTGCCATTCTTGGTAGCATACGTACTCACCATCTAAGTCAAACTCTTCTATCAGTTCAGTAGGTATACCATCCTTCCAATCTTCTAAGCTAAAGTCATACTCAAAGCAGTCGTCTATATCTAAAGCACTATCATACTGTCCTATGTAACCTATTCCTGGCTCATAGTAGGATGCCTCGATGTTAACCTTTAATCTATCAGCACCTGTATCATACGCACTTGTGGGTGGACTCCATGCACTGTTAAACCCTAAGTGTAGGTTGGATGTATCACCATCCTCAAACAGATTAGCCTCTACATCATGTACTTCCCACTTGGTATTCCACTTATTACAGGCAACACCATAATCCCATTCACCTATAGGTGCTAGGTGTTCCAGTAACCCATCACTGTCTGCCGCTTTCTTTATAGAACGTAATGTTTTTACATCACCTGTAATTACTACTCTATTCTCACACCAGTTAGGCATTATGCATCTCCCTTGTTCAACATCCATACACGTCTGTTAGCTTGATCTACTTTACGAGTAACAACCTGACACCCTATCTTCTTAGCGTGAGTGTATATACTAGCCAAGGCAGCACGTTTTACTACGACACTATCGCCTACCTTCATGTGCTGTAGTAGTGCTTCGTAACCTTTGTTAGGTGCACCACGTCCATCCTTAGTTGATGGTAAGGGTACGTTCTTCTCAATCATAAAAGTCATTTTATCTCCATTCTTATGTCTCTAATTTTATCATACATTTTATATAGGCGTAGCAACTCTTCTCTGCTACGCGCTGTGTGGTAGCATATATGCTGACCTGTTAGTGTGCTATAGATGTTAAGTCTATGCACTATGAACGCTCCTCTTCTATCTTCTTAAAGATATTTGCTAACCTAGTAACGCTTTCTTTGGGTAGGGTTATTGCCTCATCCCAACTCTTCACTACCATACCACCATCGTCTAGTATGGTAGCAGTCCACTCAGGTGTTAGTTGTACTTCAGTCATTATGCATTCTCCTCTACTAATGTGTAACGTGTGTATCTTTGGTTCGTAACTGGATGTCTTCCTTGGATACCATCAATCCTATAGCCTGACTTACGCAGCTCAGATATACGCTTGGTGAAAGACTGTATGCTATAGTCTATCAAAGCTTCGCGTAAGGTTAGACCCTTAGTTGCACGAAGGTGCTTGAGTATCATTGTGTGTTGAGACATTTTCTTATTTGTATTTTTCATATTTATATTCCTCTATGTTATATTATGTGTAAGATATATTATTAGTTTTAGTGTTAGTCAATGTTACAAATATGTCACGTTACATTTCTGCAACACCCAGGACTCCACCATTAATCCACTCAGCATACAACCCCTGCTTCTCTAGTATGGCATTAATCTTATTGTTAACACCAAAGTCGTCTAGATCAGGTTGACCACCACCATAGCAGTCAGCCCAAGTGATAGGGTAGTTGGACTCACCTGAGATACGAAATGTATCCTCATCATTGTAGCCACCTAGTATTACAGGCGCTCCTATTTTCTTTAGTTGATTATATGCAGTACGATAATTTCTTTTCATATTATTTCCTTTTCTATTTCTGTACTTAATTCTATTGGTATCTCTACAGTCACAGCTACAAAGTCACACTGGCTGCAGTACTTTCTTCTTCTAGTGCTAGGATATCCAAGCTTATGGTATGGCCTAGTGTCTAGAGTACGCATCTTAGTAACGCAGTTGGGACAGTGTGTAACTACCTTATCCTTCCACCAGTAACCTTTGTTCTCTGTCATTAAACTATACCTTATCCACTTCAAACGCCCATCGTAGGCTATGCCAAGCGCTTTCTAGTTTAGCTATGTCACTCATATATAAATCATTACAGTCTTTAATCATGGTTAGACATTCCTTCACACTGTTTTGTATTTCTTCTATAGCTTCTCTCTGTTCAACAGACATTTGCTTTAGAACCTTCTGAGTTTTTAGTTGCTTTTTAACTCTAGCTTTTTCCCAATCTGTATGCTTACTCATTTTATATTCCTCTCTCTAAGTTATCTTCTATAAAAGCAAAGCCACCGCCATTGCCTTCCTCATCCTGTGATATTACAAAGCGTACTTCCTCTGATCCATTTGTTAGGGTGAATACTGGAAAGGGTTTATCATATTCAAAAGTACCCTTCTCAAATGCAAAATCTTTAATCTTACAACCCACTAATTGTCCATAGTATTTATTCATATCCATGTCTTAACTCCATATCATTGTTAATAGTAAACTAAACGTAGCCAATACACCTATGGCTGCGAACCCAAATACTGACCACACAAATGTGGTAGCTAGTATTTCTTTTCTCTTTTCTTTACGTGAATGCTCTGTCACGTCAAAATATTTATCACTCATTGTAAAACTCCTTTACATTTAACTGTACTTCCCCATCTGTAGTATCATCTACTATTTCTATATCTAAACATTCACCTGTTCCTTGATCATAAATACATACAAGTTCATCTGCATCATGAAACAATAAGGCTTCTTGGAGTTTCGAAATTAATTCTTTAATTGTCATGATCATCTCCTTCATCATTACACCAACAGCAGGGTTCAGAACTGTCCCACTCCCTGCACCACCAACATAGCTTATTTAGTATTGCTCTCATTTTACATTCCTTCCCATTCATTAGGTGTTATACCTGTCATTATAAACTCACGTTCATCAGGTGATAGATCAGGCATGGCTGTTTGTACCAGTAGGCCATTCTCCCACGATGAAATTTGTTCAGGTGTTACATCTATATCCATAACATTTACATTGCCTGATAGTATTGATTTACGTTCTATTAACATTACATACCTGCCCTTATAAATTCTTCAAAAGTTTTAGGGAATACATCTTGTGTAGTATCCCGATAGTGTTCGTATCTCTGACCATCATCTGTTAAAGGTGAGTGATCATCATAGATAAACTTACCCTCATCATTTAGCGCAGGGATTTTAGTTCGTTTAGTCATACTACATTCCTTTCATATTTATTAGGGCTTGCATCATACCCCTTTGAAACTCACTGTCAGGTGGGTCTATAGCAAACAATTCCAGTGCTGTATCTAAACAATATATATTGCCACATGCATACTCTTGTTTAGCTTCTCTATAACCTTCCATAAAAGGTGTTTGTAATGATAATATAGTTGCACTCATTTTATATTCCTTTCAATATGTGTGCTATGACATCGACAGTCCAACCATTGCCTAGCATTTTGTAGCGTTGGGTATTTGATACACCCTCAGTGTACCCATCAGGTACAGTTTGTAAGCGTTCACATTCTAGAGGTGTTAGTTTTCTCCAAGACATATTCTCTACAAGAATGCTATCCTTGGTTACTGTAGTGAGACAATTAGTTTTATCATCATCTCTAACTTCTATCATTTGTTTGATAGCTATAGACTTATCGTGATCCTTACGAGTACCACTAGCGTCTAGCCTACGCCCAACCATACGAGCGCCCTTAACCAATACTTTAGGCTCTAAATTACCACCGCTAGAGGCGCATAGACTAGGCGATTTACCTTCGGGTGCATACACCCTTCGCACATAGCCATGCCCCTTTAGATCGGCATCACCTACATGACACATCTTATCGTCACTAAAGACTAACTGTCTGCGATGCTTCTCGAAGTATGACTTCAGATTACCACCCTTAAAGTAGTTAGCATCTAGGCAGTGTGATTTAGTTCTATCTGTTAACCCATCCTCAAGTATATCCTTTAAGACAATGCCCCTATCTTTTGGCTGTTCAATACCCTCAATGTTTGTCCAGTAAAAGCGCTTACGATTTTGTGCCGATACTAATGAGCTATTGATCAAGTATTTATTGACGTTGGGCAAAGCTTGCTCAGTATGGTGTGTAATATACTTCTCAAAAGCATTAGACATTCTAACGTTTTCCATAAGGTATTTAGCATTAGGATTGTGCTTTAAGACATGCTTCATAATGTCTAGCATCACCCAGAATAGTTGACCTCTAGGATCGCGATCACCCTGCTGTTGACCTGCAACTGACCATGCCTGACATGGAAAACCACCCATAACAATGTCAACAAACTTCCACTCTATGTCCCAATCACGCCAGTTTTTTACATCACCCAACTGAATAATGTCAGGATAGTTTTTATTAGCAATCTTAATAGCGTGTGGGTCTATCTCACTAGAGTAATATCTAGTGGGTTTTATACCTAGTCTATCAAATGCAAGTCGGCCACATTCCATGCCACCAAATAAATTTACTACATACATATTATTTACCTCTCTCTATTGAACCATAATCTTTTAAATCTTGTTTAGTCAATCCATAGTACTCAATAGGATCGACAAAAAATCTGCCTGTCTCATCATAGTATGGATCAGTAACCCACACATCATTTTTTAATACGCCCCATTCGTTTAATAGTAATAAAGCTTTTTTATTTTCTACAAAATCAAGTAATTCTTTAAAGTTATTAGTCTCAAATACCCATGTGTGATCATCATCAACACCATTATAACTACTAGCAGTTTGCACAATAAATCTAGATGGTAGTACTTCCATAGCACCATGAATTCTATTAGCATTTTCAGTACGCAAAGCAATATTCCAACTATCCATCCAGATATGCAAACCACTTGTTTGATAACTTGGCAATTCATCATGGTGGTAGCTAGTATGCTTCCAATCTTTAGGAATATCCAAATCAGTAATATATTCTTTCCATTCTACTCGCATATTTTTTCCTAACATATTTATTAATACAATAACTATTTTATTTTTTAAGATGTGTCAACAAATCTTTTTTGATATATTTTATATCCATATCATAAACTTCACGCGATAATTCAATAAGAGTTTTAGCTTGCACCAATGTTAAATTATTATCATAGGCAAATTTAGTAACAGATATATAATTGTTTACCCAATCCAAATAAATATCTTTTAGGTTTAAAGAATATTCCATTTTGTTTAATCCTTTTTTTAGTTTAATATTATTTAGTGACACTCAAAAGAATGCCACCAATAAGATTAAATTCTTCTATTAATATTTCTTAACCATTTCCACAATAGTATCTACACCATTGTCTAGCGTGTAACATAAGCGACAATCTTTACATTTTTGTCCCGTACAATTCTGTCTGTCTTTATGTTCATGCTCTAGCACATTGTTGAAAGTTCTATCAAAGTGTTTAGGCGGTTTTGCCATGATAGTAGAAACTTTTTGGTTTGAATATATCATGATAAAGTTTTTCGGTTTTTCCCTAGTCTTAAAATATTTAGCTATTAAATCGTTTCTTTTAGTCCACAAAGCGAAGTTACAATGTGGGTTTTTCTTAGCTATCCTTACAAGGTTTTCTAAATGTGTAAGATTAATCAGTTCTCCATGTGCGTTAAATCTAAAAAATGCATCTAGTATGGTAGGTAAAAACTCTTGATCAATAACCTTGTTTGCCAATGCTTCAGAATTGCGTTGCAAAGCGGGTTGCATATTTTTACGATAGCTTTTCAACATAGTATGGGAATAGCATTTGGTGCAAATGTTATCGCTTCTAGTAGATGCATTTTGTTTAATGCAATAAGCATTTGTCATAGTGTTTGTACTGATAGCTTTAAAACCATCTAGCTTGCCCGTCATCTTAGAAATGTGGACTAATGGAAAGTTGGACATTTTGTTAAATCCTTTTGTTTTGGTTTAGAGTTAATTCTACAAGTAGCACTATTAAAAATGCTACTGTTAAAGTTAACTATTACACTTGCAAGTTTTGTTACTACATCCATAGCCAGATTTAGAAAACTTGAATTCGTTGCCATTAGTGTCATACGCAATAGCTTTATAAAACTTTTTATGTCTATTCTTTATAGCTTTAAACAGCATTAAATGATCAGACGCATGAATAAAACATTTAGCAAAAACACCATCTGTTTTATTATCTAGATCAATATATGTTTCATATTTCATTATGCTATCTCTTTCTCTAAGTTTTTATAAGCGTTTGTAATTGCGTTTTTATCATCGGTTGTTTTGATAATTTTAATATGTTTCTTTTTAGTATCGTAATGTGAAAACTCTATTTCTGTTTTTAAAGACGCTTTAGTATAGTCTCCGAATTCATCAAACCATTTTTGGCTATCAGTGTCATAAACGAAAAGAATATAATATGGTTTTGTTGTTGTTGTCATAGCTAAAGCCCTAAATAATTAATAATACATTATTCTATAAATTCATATTACACAAATAGCAATACATTTATTTCGACATTATCAAAATATATTAAGCTGCTTTCGTCATATTCAATGTTCTGCATTTGTTCTTTTGGATTTGTTTATACTATATAATAGCACTAAAAAAGTATTGGTATTTGTGTAAAAATTAACCGCTGAGAAGCTCTAGGTTTTGCCGTGTGGTTTAGCCTATGGAAATACTCTAGAGGCCGTCAGTGACGTGTTCACTTTTGTTCCAACTAAATGGTTTAACATTAAACTATATTACTGAATGATAATGGTTTAACGTTGAACTATATATTTAACTAAATAGTTTAATAGTGAATGATAATTTAAGTGCTGTGATAAAAATGTCACACTTTCCAGGCGATGTGGTATATATGTCACACTTTATGGTGGGGTCTATTATTTCATACATCCCTGTTGCAAAAACGACACAGTGTTGTAAAAGTGTCGCAAAACTACGCTTATTTCATGGTTAATTGACGCTGTATCAGTGCTTTTATGTAACAATTACAGTAACTTAGCAGTGTTATATGCCCCTATTTAGCTATTATTATTATTTTTAAGGGGCAGGGGCGTGGGACATGGGGGGTTGGGGGGTACGTATATATGTACAAACACACAGAAGTGATTTTTAGCTTAGGTCCCCTCGTATACGTACAAGCACAAAAGTACAACATTATAGAAAAAACTTACAAGATAATACAAATTAGGGCTTGACTAGGGTGTTTTTATGAGTATAACTGCGGAGCAGGAGCAATACAGTTACACTTAAGTGTTTTAACTCTTAATAAAGTAATATATATTAATAAGTTAAACTAAGATAAAGTTTTTACTTGTAAGTGTTACTATATACCTGTATACTAATACGTATGTAACACACATAAAAGTAACAAACATAAGTGTTACACTACTGTACGTGGCGTATATTGTGTGTATTTCCTCCTCATGTCTCCTCCCTCCTGCATGTAATTGCGTCACGTACCTCTTTCCTTATAAAAAAAAGTATTGACAATGCGTAATAAAAGAATACAACTATATGCATCAGAGAATGTTATTGAAGAGTTCTATGACGCTATAGCTGATAATGATGTAAAGAAACTACAACGTGTACACATTCCTAAGTCTGATGTATTCTATGTAAGAACAGCTATAGAAGCAGATACTGGAGTGAGATACACTCTAGATCACGTAGAGAGAGCTATGTACCTTGAGGGTTACCTCACTAAATATGAAGTATTAGATCCTGATAGAGAACGTGACAATGTGGGTTAAGCTATTACCCCTTGTGCTACTAGCAGGATGTACCACTATAACCTATACAGCATCCTGTCGTGTCGATGATGACGTATGCCAGAGAAACCAAAATGCTCAGACACTTGCTATTATCGGACAGGAAGACGCAGCTCTACAGCTACTATGTGAAGATAGTAGTATTCGTAACAGCTTTAGGGACGAGTGTAGGAGCGAATGATATTAATGGTGACTTCAGTAATAACTACCAGGATTCAACAGTAGACAGTAACAACACTGATGAGACTGTAACGAATAACTATAATGCTACGGGCGCTGGTTCAGCTGCACCTGTAATGTCAGCAATAGCCCCTACTATGATGGGTGGCGGTGGTAACGACAGTTGCTTACTACCCAGTTCAACAGGGATACAGGTAAGCATACTAGGTTTATCCTCAGGTACTATGACACAGGATAAGGCTTGTAACCGTAGAAAGAATGCTAGGCTCTTAGGAGCACCACAACAAGTAGGTGGATTAGGGTTACAGGTATCAGCTATATCTATTCTGTGCCAAGACCCTGTAGTGTTTAGAAGTATGATGTTAGCGAATACGCCATGCCCTATAAATGATAGTAAGACAGGGAAGCTGCTCATGGGAAAAGCGGCGATTAAGAAGTACAGAGAGAGTCCGACATTATATATTGTTGGGTATGAGACAGACCAAGAATTTTGGAACACCCTGTTGAGGGTAGGAGAGGAAGATAAAGATGAAGAAACCGTTGAAGATGATGCTCCTAAGCTCAGCCTTAGTGAGCGTTTCCGCACTAGCAAACGCAGAGTCGCTACAACCACCAGAATACTCAATGACGGGCCAGGAAAAGATTGATGCACTCATAGCTTCAATCAGTGATATACAAGATCGTATAACTGAATCAGCTGTTATGACTGTAGGTGCTGTAGGTTATGCGGCTATTGGTGGTGTTATTAATGATGATACCTTTGACGATGGGCTTATTACATCATCTGAGTTGAATGCATACTTAGACGCTAAAGAGCTTGTACTGAATCATGACTACGCTATAGCTGAAACAGCGGAGCAGATGTTTATGCAGGAACATGCGGCTAACATGAATAGCTTAGATACTGCGGTAGACAACCTAGCTGCAGCAACATCAATAGTTATGACAGCAGTATCTGTAACCAGTGTAGCCGCTGAAGCTGATACTAAGCCTGAGCAAGTTGAGTTACAGGGTATGTTAGAGACAGATGCGTATAGCCTTGACACAGCAGAAGTTAACGAGTATAATGAAGCTGTAGCGGCTGTAGAAACATTTGCTCAACAGGCTGGTGCTTATATGGCAGCTGCTAACAATGATGACTTAACAGCTACTGTAGATAGTTATGCTTCGGCTAACAACTTTATGGTAGGTAGCTATACAGCTATTACATATACTCAGAATATAGATGAGTTTGTAATAACTTGGGGTGACTCTAGTTTTGGTACAGGTTTCCAAGGATACCTAACACCAGATATGAAGAGTGCTTCTGAGATATATGCTGCAGGTGAATACATAAATGAATATGGAGCAATGCCAACACAATGAGTTTTAGCATAGGTGGTTACAATATAAAAGGATGGATGATGGCAGTAGCTGTACCTGTCCTTTCAACTATTTCTGGTGGTATATACTTTGGTTATGATACCCTAAACCGTTTCTATGGTGTAGAAGCTGGTGTAGGAGAATCATTAGACCGTATAGGTACACTAGATGGTAAGACAGGTGCTATGGATAAACGCATAACATCTGTAGAGACTGTAGCCCAGCGCAACCTTACTGAAGTAGATAATAACTTAAGCAGTGAGATTATAACGTTAGACTCTTTAATCCTTACTAATGTACAGGAACTAGAAGGTAAACTCATAGTTCGTATACAGACACTGGAGCAAGCCATAGCTGATAATGATGTGAGGGGTCTAAACCAGAAGCTTGCACAGTTAACGACTAATATGCAACAGATACTAGAACAGCAGAAGCTACTGCTAGACTTACGTAGTCAAGTAGATAAAGCTACAACTATTACAGATGGATTAGGTGATACCCTAGATACACTACAAACTGAAGTAGATGATATTTGGAAAGCCTACGACGAATTAGCGGATAACCCTTTATAATGGCTATTGAATATAGAGGTGAGAAGTTTGAAGGTTACAACAAACCTAAGCGTACACCTAAACACCCTACTAAATCTCACGTAGTATTAGCTAAAGTAGGTGATATTATTAAGATGATTCGCTTTGGTGAGCAGGGTGCATCCACAGCAGGTAAACCTAAGGCTGGTGAATCTGATAGGATGAAAAAGAAACGTGCAAGCTTTAAGGCTAGACATGCTAAGAATATTAAAAGAGGTAAGCTATCAGCGGCTTACTGGGCTGATAAGGTGAAGTGGTAATGGCAGCGCCCAAACCTACAAATATGAAATTGTATAACCAGAAGAAAGCTCTGGCTAGAAAGAAGTTTAAGAGATGGCCCAGCGCATATGCGTCTGCTTGGTTAGTAAAGGAATACAAAAAAGCTGGGGGTAAGTATAGTGGCACGACGAAAAACAAAGTCACGTAGTCAGCATGTTCTTGTAGGTCGTAGAGGATACGCTAAGGGTGGTTTAGGTAAATGGTTTGGAGAGGAATGGACAGATGTTAAAACAGGTAAAAAATGTGGTAGGTCGGGTGTATCGGAAAGTGGTAGACCTTATCCTGCGTGTCGTCCCAAAAAAGTGGCGAGTAAAATAAGTAAAAAAGAAGCAGCTAAGAAAACAGGACCAGGACGTGTCGCTTGGTCTACAACAGCATCAGGAAAGAAAAGAACATGAAGAAGATGAATCCAGGCATGGCAGCTCTTAAGAAAAAAGCTCCAGCCGTAGCTAAGAAGATGGGATACAATAAGGGTGGTATGCCTGACTTTAAAGCGTGTCCAGATTGCCCTAGCCCAGCTAAGTGTGCTAAACAGGGTTGTCAAAAAGGTAAGACTAAAATGTCGTATGGTGGAATGGCTAAGAAACCTATGAAGATGAATAGAGGCGGTTACTGTGGTGCGTCTAACCCAGCGTCTAAACCTATGAAAAAAGGCTAGACTTATGAAGGTTTATGAAAAATATAAAGATGCTCTAGAGAAGCACGGCTACACAGTAGATGTAGATGGTTGTGTTTGGGATGAGCGTGGCAATCAAGCGGCTATAGAAGATAGATTTGGTAATGCTTTTTGTAATGATCCAAATGTAACAGAAATTTGTAGAGCCGCTGAAGTTACTAAACCTAAGGCTAAGAAAAAGTCTAAAGCTCCTGAGGGTAAGAAACGTGCACGTACAGCTAAAGGTCACTATGTTAAGGATGATCCTAACACACCAGAGAATGAAGCGTGGGTTGATGAGTAATGAGCTTAGTTAATCAGGGCAAATCCTCACGTATGCGTTCTGTATACGGTCACAATACTGGTACAAGCATAGAAGATGTATATGTTTGTCCAGCTAACTGTGTTTCTGAAGTAACCTTTATCCATATAGTTAATGGTGAAAGTAGTGGAAATAATACAATTGATATAACTTGGTACGTAGCCGCTGATACCTATACCTCAAAGTTTTTAAACGATAAAACTATTTCACACAATGACTCAGTTAGCCATAGCAATATAGATCTAGTACTTCAAGCAGGGGATAAAATACAGGTAACCCCTTCTATTGCTGGTCACATTGATACTATTGTTACAGTAACTGAAACCTTTATACCTGTAGGTTAACGGGTATGCATAAACAGGTGTACTAAGTAATCACTAAATAAGTATAACTATCTCCGCACACAAACAAAGGAGATAGTGATGCTAAACTTTTTACAACGCGGCTTTAGGGCTGTACAAAGAACACAACAAGCAAGGGCTGATCTTTGGTTACTTAACAATATGAGTGACAGAGATTTACACGACATAGGCATTAGCCGTGGCGAGATAAGAGAGCATATATATGGCGAGAAATCTAACCGAAAAACAAAACAAGTTTCTTGAAGTACTATTCGATGAGGCTAATGGTGATGCTGTTGCAGCTAAAAGGTTGGCAGGTTACGGGGACAGCAGCAGCACTACAGCTATTGTTGAATCCCTAAAGGATGAGATAGGCGAGAAGACTCGTACTTATTTTGCCCGTACTGCCCCTAAAGCTGCAGTTGCTATGGTAGGTGCTCTTTCTGATCCTACTGAGCTAGGCATAAAAGAAAAAATGGTTGCAGCAAAAGACTTGCTAGACCGCGCTGGACTTGGTAAAGTAGATAAAGTGGATGTCACATCAAGCGGTGGCATCTTCTATCTACCACCAAAAGAAGGCACAAACGAATAAGTATTCCAACAAGAGACCTAGGATTCTGGCAATTACCAAAGCCAACCAAAGGCAAAGAAAAAGAGTGGCACACAATAGTTCGTGTTACAACAAAGATACCTTGGGGGTATGTCCTAGCTCCAGACAATGATAGGCTTCTGATACCTGTCCGTCTGGAGCTTGAAGCTTTAGATCTTGCAAAGAGACATCTTAAGCAGTATAGTTATCGTGCAGTAGCACAATGGCTGAGCAAAGAAACAGGTCGCTATATATCTCATATGGGACTAAAGAAGAGAATCGAAGTTGAGCAAAGACGTAGAAAAGCATCTGCTATTAAACGCAAGCTTGCCAAGTGGCTCGAAGAAACCCTTGAGGAAATCGAAAAGCTCGAAACCCAAGGTGTCGGAGCCTACAGAGATTCCAGTACAGGTAGTTGAACAAATAGAAATTACTAGAGATACTGTTCCAGCACAGGCTGTTGCTCCTGCGTATGATGAGGAGTTAGCACAAGATATAGTGTTTAAGCCTAACCCTGGCCCCCAGACCTCGTTTCTAAGTTCATCAGAGAGAGAAGTATTATATGGCGGCGCAGCTGGTGGAGGTAAATCATATGCTATGTTGGCTGATCCTCTACACGGACTAAACGATCCTAACTTCTCAGGATTGCTTGTACGTCATACTACAGAAGAACTTAGAGAGTTAATACAGAAGAGTCAAGAGTTATATCCTAAAGCTATACCGGGTATCAAATGGTCAGAACGTAAGTCACAGTGGACTTCACCTAGGGGTGGTAGACTCTGGATGTCTTACTTGGATAAAGATACTGACGTTACTAGATACCAAGGACAGGCTTTTAACTGGATAGGCTTTGACGAACTTACACAATGGTCGAGTCCCTACGCTTGGGACTACATGAGATCACGTTTACGTAGCTCAGCAAAGAACTTAGGTTTGTACATGAGAGCTACTACCAACCCAGGAGGTAGCGGTCACCAGTGGGTTAAGAAAATGTTTATTGATCCTGGACCATCTAATGAGCCGTTCTGGGCTACTAATGTTGAAACAGGTGATACAATTACATACCCTGTTGGACACAGTAAAGCAGGACAACCCTTGTTCAAACGTAGGTTTATACCTGCATCATTGTTTGACAACCCATATCTTGCTGAGGCAGGTGACTATGAAGCGATGCTATTGTCACTACCAGAACATCAAAGAAAGCAACTCTTAGAAGGTAACTGGGATATTAATGATGGAGCCGCTTTCCCAGAGTTTGACAGAACCAAACATGTCATTGACGCTTTTGAAGTTCCCGAAAGCTGGGCTAAGTTTAGAGCTTGTGACTACGGCTACGGATCTTATACAGGAGTTATCTGGTTTGCTGTTGCACCAGACGAGCAACTCATTGTTTATAGAGAGCTATATTGTTCTAAGGTTACAGCTACAGATCTAGCTGATATGATTTTAGACTTAGAGAAAAAAGATGGTGGTATGAGATACGGGGTGCTAGACTCTTCTTTGTGGCACAACCGTGGCGACACGGGACCATCACTAGCTGAGCAAATGATTATGAAGGGTTGTCGATGGCGGCCTTCTGATCGGTCTAGGGGTTCGCGTGTCGCAGGTAAAAACGAAATACATAGGCGGCTACAAGTTGATGAGTTTACTGAGAAGCCTAGATTAGTATTTATGAATAACTGCACAAACACTATAGCGCAGATACCAAGCATTCCTCTGGATAAGAGAAACCCAGAAGATGTAGACACTCACGCAGAGGATCACTTATACGATGCTTTGCGTTACGGTGTTATGACACGTCCACGCAGCAGCATTTGGGATTTCAACCCAGCAACACAACGCACAGGCTTTCAAGCTAGTGATACAACATTCGGGTATTAATAAATGGCAGAACAAGAAGAAATGTTTGAAACAGATGAAGTCGTAGCTGCAGAAAACAGTACGGATAAAATCTTTGAAGAAAAATCTAGTGTAGTAGCTTTTGTACAAGAGAGATACAATCGAGCAGAAGATGCACGTTACTCAGATGAACAACGCTGGTTAAAAGCTTACCGAAACTATAGGGGCTTATACGGCAAGGATGTACAGTTTACCGACACTGAAAAGTCTCGCGTATTTGTTAAGGTTACTAAGACTAAGACACTTGCTGCATACGGTCAGATTGTTGATGTACTATTTGGTAACAACAAGTTCCCACTATCAGTTAACCCTTCTGTATTACCTGATGGTGTAGCAGAAGCAGTACATATTAATATAGATCCTAAGGCTCAAGCTGCAGGTGATGCACTTAAACCTGTGACTGAAGATAAACCTTCTAGTTCTTATTTGCTCAACGGTGATACTTCTCTAAAACCTGGTGAGACCCTTATGGACTTACAGGCACGAATGGGTGGTTTAAAAAGTAAGCTAGAAGCTGTATCAGATAAGATTATTGAGGGTGATGGCACTACACCATCTACTGTATCGTTCCACCCAGCTATGATTGCAGCTAAGAAGATGGAAAAGAAAATCCATGACCAGCTACAAGAATCAGGTGCATCAACACACTTACGCTCTATGGCGTTTGAGATGGCGCTACTAGGCACAGGTGTTATGAAGGGTCCTTTCGCAGTAGATAAAGAATATCCTAACTGGAATGATGAGGGTGAATATGATCCTCTAGTAAAGACAGTACCTGAGTGTAGCCATGTTTCTTCTTGGGATTTCTACCCAGACCCAGAAGCTAAGTCTATGAATGATGCAGAATATACTGTTGAACGTCATAAGATGTCACGTACACAATTACGTTCTTTAAGAAGTCGTCCATACTTCATGTCTGATTCGGTTCAGCTGGCTGTAGATAAAGGGCCTGACTACATACAGAAATACTGGGAAATGACTATGGAGGACGATGATACACAACCATCCTCTGAGCGTTGGGAAGTACTAGAGTTCTGGGGTTACGTAGACATTGAACTACTTGAAGAGCATGGTGTTAATATACCCAGCGAACTAAAAGAATTAGATGAGGTTAACTGTAACGTATGGGTATGTAATGGTGAAGTACTACGATTTGTACTGAACCCATTCAAACCTACTCGTATTCCTTACTATGCAGTTCCTTACGAGCATAACCCTTACAGCTTCTTTGGTGTAGGTATTGCTGAGAATATGGATGATACACAGACATTAATGAATGGCTTTATGCGTATGGCTATTGACAATGCTGCACTATCTGGTAATCTTATTATAGAAGTAGACGAGACCAACTTAACACCGGGACAAGACTTATCTGTATACCCGGGCAAGGTCTTCCGCAGGGCTGGGGGTGCACCAGGACAAGCCATCTTTGGTACTAAGTTCCCAAATGTTGCTCAAGAGAATATGCAACTATTTGATAAGGCACGTGTACTAGCAGATGAAAGTACTGGCTTCCCTAGCTTTGCTCATGGTCAAACAGGCGTATCAGGCGTTGGGCGTACAGCCTCAGGTATTAGTATGCTTATGTCTGCTGCCAACGGTTCTATCCGTACAGTAGTTAAAAACGTTGATGACTATTTACTACGCCCACTAGGTAAAGCATTCTTCTCTTTCAACATGCAATTTGACTTTGATGAACAAATACGTGGTGACTTAGAAGTACAAGCATCAGGTACAGAAAGCTTAATGGCTAACGAAGTAAGATCCCAGCGCTTAATGCAGTTCTTACAAGTAGCACAGAATCCAGTACTAGCTCCTTTTGCTAAGATGGATTACATTATACGTGAGATTGCTAAGTCTATGGATCTTGATCCTGATAAGGTTACTAACTCTATGGCAGACGCTGCTATCCAAGCTGAGATCCTCAAAGGCTTCCAGCAACCAGCACAGCCTCCAGAAGCACCTGAGGGTGTACCTGCACCAGAGGGGGGCGAACAAGCGCCACAGACTCCTCAGGGAGGCGTACAGGACACATCTGGTGGTGGAGGTGGACAAATAGGTATGGGTACAGCACCAGTTCCAGGCGAACAAGGATTTAGTGGTAATGTCGCTTAAGGGTTTTGTAAACAATCAGATATCGTGGGAATCGTTTCTCTCTGAGTTAGAGGAGCGTATTTCTACACAACATCGTAGTATGGAAACTGTTACAGATACTGCTGAACTATACAGGCATCAAGGTGCTATACGTGCGCTACGTCAACTTCAATACTTGAGGGATAAAGTAAATGGATGACTTAGATAATCAAACTGAAGAAATGTTTCAAGGTGGAACTACAGATCAATGGCGTGATTATGCAGATTCATTACAGGTTAATATTCCTGAGATATCTATAAAGGATGCAACTACTTTTGTTGCTAGTATGACACCTATTATTGGTGATGCTATGGCGGCTAAAGAAGTCTATGATGAACTACAAAAGGTTAATCCTAATTACTATTTAGCTGGTGCTTTAGGTGGAGCTGCTATTGTAGGTCTTATTCCTGGAATAGGAGATGCCGCTGCTAAAGCTATAAAGAATGGTGCTAGAGAAGTATTTGATGTAGCTAAGCGTGTAAAAATAAAACCCAATAAAAGAATTGATTATGGTGTATCAAAGACAGGTGTACCTCAGATAAACATGATTTCAGACACACCAGCAGGTGTATTTGATAAAACTGTAACACAGTCTGCTGTGGATCTTATGGACGAACCTGCTTTTGGTGAAGGCTTTTCACGTAGGTTAGAAAAAGTTGCTCAGGAAAATAGTATAGGAGCAGGTGATACTACGTTTATGCCTATGCAAGTTTATTCAGAATTAGCAGACCGAGTAAAGAGTAAAGACTTTAAAGTAGTACCTAGCAAAACTAAAAAAGTTTCACGTACAGATTTACCACCTGCAGAAAACTCAGCACGTACACAAATTGCTGGTACACTACCTACCTATAAGAAAGCAGATAATCTTTTAACAGAACTATCAGGAAAAGGTAAAACTTTAGACTTTGGAGCAGGTTTAGGTTTATCTAAAAAAGAACTAGGTTTTGATACATATGAACCTTTTCCTAAAAAGGATTTTAAACCTGACTTTACCGATCCGTCTGATATACCTTCTAATTCCTACAAAAAAGTAACTAATCTTAATGTGCTAAATGTAGTACCTAGAGATGTAAGAGATACTATTGTAAAAGATATAGGTCGTATTTTAGAGCCAGATGGCAGGGCTATTATCACTACTAGAGGTAGAGATGTCATGTCTGCAAAAGGTAAGCCTGGCCCAGAAGATATGTCTATCATTACTACAAAAGATACATATCAAAAAGGTTTTACACAACCAGAACTAAAATTATACATACAAGAAACACTGGGTAAAAGTTTTAATATTACTAATAATAAGTTAGGTGCAGCAGGAGTTACTGTACATAAACTACCCAACAAAGGCTATGCAGAAGGTGGCACAATAATGGATGAACAAATGAGAAAAGCTTTCGCATTGGGCGGTAGCGTAGATTTAGATACAGTACCAGACAACACTCAGGGTATTGATCCTGTGTCAGGTAACGAAGTTCCTATGGGTTCTACCCCAAAAGAGGTACGTGACGATATACCAGCACAACTAAGTGAAGGTGAATATGTCGTACCTTCTGACGTAGTACGCTTCTATGGTGTTAGGTTCTTTGAGAACTTACGAGCTAAGGCTAAGTTTGGTTATCAAGATATGGCTCAGAACGGACGTATTGGTGGTGAGCCTGTAGATGAACTTGATGGTATGATGTTTGATGTATCAGAACTAGAAGTAGAAGATGATGGCGAACCTATGGCAATGGCTGAGGGTGGTTATGCTCTATCTCCTGGTGACGAAGGTTATGCAACTATGGGTGCGCTGGGCTTAGGTATTGAAGGTATTGGTGCAGGTTATGATTCAACAGGCGGTGCACCTACTGTAGAAGTTCGTACATATGTTAGCGAATCTGGTCATACTATTTATATAACATTTATTAATGGTAAGCCTCAAACGTCTATACCTCCAGGTTATACACTACAAGAAGAGACTACTGCAGATACTACAAGTACTGCTACTACTACTGCAGCGCAACCAGAACCGCAGGTCGCAACGCCTAGAGGTAGAGATAGAAGTTCTCAACCCATGCCAACACCTAAGGCTATTAACTATAAAACCCTTACTACAGAAGAAATTGCTAAGATGTTAGAAGATCAAACTTCTACTAAATCTACAGCAATAGCATTTGGTGCAGGTGCTATTAATCCTGTATTAGGTCTTTTTGTTAAGGGTGCTATGATGGATAGTGCTAGACGATTAGAGAATGAGATAGAACGTAGGATTGCTTCAGAAGAATATGCAGGAGATAGAGGCGTTCTTGAAGATATGTTAAAAGCATCTAAGGAAGGTAAACCTGGTCTGATCCAGAAAATCTTTGGTGCAGTAAAAGATGCATTCGTTCCTGAGACTCAAGAAGAAGCAGAAGCTCTTGAAGTAGCTATGCAGATGGATACAGGTGACGTATCACAGTTTGAAGGTGATATAAATCTAGATGTAGATCCTATTGTTAAAACTGAGCCAGCACTACAAACAGAAGCAGAAATCATAGCTCCTACAACAGGTAAAGTTTCTACTTATGTAGACCCTGTAACTAGAGAGGAAACAAAGTTTGAATCCTATGGTCAGGTTACTAGGAACGGTGTGTATGCTGGTGACGGGTTTGAATGGTACGAAATGGATGTAAAAGGTAGTGATGGTGCACCTGTCTTAGGTAGAAGGTACACAGGTGAAGGTGAAGATAATAACCTAGGTCAAGATACTATCATAGCAACTGAACTTGGTTATGGAGATCCAGCAGACAGAGAAGTGTTTGTAAAGATAGCTGATATATCTCTGGAAGAAGGTAGTGAGTTTGCAGCTACACAAGGTTCAGCAAATGATGGAGACTTCTTAGAGTTCTTAAAGACAGGAAGCTTTGGAGCTAGTGAGTCTTTTGCAGATCAAGAAGGTAAGGACTTTACTCCAACACTTACATATGGAGATGCTTTAGCTGAAGTTAAAGATACAAAACCTTATATACCAGAAACAGTAGATGCAGGAGCTTCATCTACTTATGTTCCTATAAGTCCTGAGCTAGAGACTCAAATGAGTGATGCCGTTGATGCTGCAGCTTTATCATTCCAACAACAACAAGAGGCTAATCGTAAGCGTATAGCAGAGATTGAAGCTAACGAAGCTAGACTAGCAAAGATTGAAGCTGACAAACAAGCACAGGCAGCAAGAGAAGCAGAGGCAGCTGCTCAAAGAGGTAGAGATGCGTTTAGAAGTTCTATGGTTAAAACAGGGTCTGTTGCATCTAAAGCAAGAAAAAGAGGTGCTTCAGATACTCAAGTAAAAACAATATTAAAAGAGGGTAAAAAAGCGTCTCAGAAAATGTCAGATATAGCAACAGGTAGAAATACTACAGGTCGCGTAGGTTTTAAAGAAGGAGGTTTAGCCTCTAAGAAGAAAACCAAGAAGAAGAAGTAACTACAAAAACTTCATATAACAATAAGGCTACCCAGCTTAGGCTGGCCCCATCATAAGGAGTACAACATGATACAAGAGCCACAAGAAACTACGCCGATTAAAACTACATCGGCTTCACATCAAAGAAATGATGCACGTGTTAAGCGTGATCAAGAAGAACTAGAGGCACTGCTAAAGCAAGCACGTGGCGAGACAGATGAAACAGAAGAAGCTGTTGAGGCGAAACCCAGTAGCGAAGATCCTGTCGAACCCAAAGTTCAGACAGAGAGTAGTACCGAACAAGAAGAAGAACCCGAAGGTGAAGCACAAGAAGACGATGCTGAGTTAAGTGGTGAAGAGAAAAACTTCAAGAAACGGTATGGTGATCTACGCCGACACATGCAGGATAAAGAGAAAGACTTTACTGCTAAGCTTGACAAGCTAGAGAAACAACTGGATCTTGCAACAAAGAATGAGCTTGTGCTTCCTAAGTCAGAAGAAGAGATTGAAGCTTGGGCTAAGAAGTTCCCAGATGTTGCAGGTATTGTAGAAGCTATTGCAGCAAAAGAAGCTGATAAGAAGTCATCTACTCTAGATGCTAGGCTTGCTGAGATAGAAGAGTTACGCTCTAGTGCAAAGCGAGAAAAAGCTGAGGCTGAGTTAGTGCATATGCACCCTGACTTTGTATCTATTAGGGAAGACGATGCTTTCCACACATGGGCAGACAATCAACCTAAGTGGGTACAGGATGCTTTATACGAGAATGTAGACGATGCTAAATCTGTATCTCGCGTTATTGACTTGTACAAAGCTGACAATGGTATCTCTACAAAGAAAGCTAATTCATCTGATAAAGGCGCAGCGAGTTCTATAAAGAGTAAACGCTCAGCTGCACCAGAGTCAGACGACAGTTCATCTTACTTACGTGAGTCACAAATTGCTAAGATGAGCATTAAAGAATACGAAAAGCGTCAAGAAGAAATAATGGACGCTCAACGTAAAGGTAAATTTATTTACGATTTATCAAAGAAATAGTTGACATCTGTTAAAAGATGTGTACAACTAGAGGCATGTGCAGTGAGGGTTTTTGGATTTGTTCCCTGTACTGCACATGCTTATAACTAAGCTCTATCCAAGAAAAAGAACTACCTCGGACTAAAGGCCCAGCGCTCAAAGGATGGCGATCCCAAAAGCAAAGCTGACTACCCTAATAGTAAGAGCCTCTTTAGTTGGTATGAAGCGTATAATGTCACGCCATATCTATAAGGAGATTACACAATGGCTATTACTTCCGCAAGTGGTGGATTTAACGGAAACTTTTCCCCGATTATCTACTCAAAACAAGCACAGATCGCACTTCGTCGTGCAGCTGTAGCTAACGCAATCACTAATAACTCTTACTTTGGTGAGATTGCAAACCAAGGCGACGTTGTTCGCATTCAAAAAGAACCAGATGTAACTGTAAACGCTCTTGAGCGTCACACAGCTATCTCTGTTGAAAAGTTGAATGATGAAGACTTCTCTTTGACTATTGACAAAGCTAACTACTTTGCGTTCAAGATGGATGACATCGAGGACCAATTCTCAAATGTTGACTACGTTAGCCTAGCTGCTGACCGTGCAGCGTTTAAGATGGCTGACTCAATGGATGCAGACATTCTATCATACATGTCAGGTCACACAACTGCAGGTGCTTTTATTACCGCAACATCAGGTGATGCACAGCACGACACAGCTGGTAACCTAACAGGTGAATTTTTAACTGCTAACCATTTGGACGCAACGGACTTCGGTTCATTGGGTTCTGCTGACTCTGCTTCAACAGCATATGCTGCTGGTGATTCAATCCCATTGGCTCCACGTCTTCCAGGCGCAACAGCGTTGTCTACAGCGACTGTTTCACCTTTGACAGTGGTTGCTCGTATGGCACGTCAGATGGATACAGCAAATGTTGATTCAAGAGGTAGATGGCTGGTATTAGACCCGGTATTTATTGAGATGCTCAAAGACGAAGATTCACGTATGTTGAATGCTGACTTCGGTGGAGCAGGTCTACAAAACGGCTTGGTCTTAAACAACCTACACGGCTTCCGTATTTACCAATCCAACTCTTTACCTGCTAAGGGTACAGGTGCTGGAACTTCTGGTGCACTAGCACAAGACGTAAACTTTGGTGTTATCGTAGCTGGACAAGACGATGCAGTTGCATCTGCTGAGCAGATCAACAAGGTTGAGAACTATCGTGACCCAGATTCATTCGCTGACATTGTTCGCGGTATGCATCTTTACGGGCGCAAGATTCTTCGCCCAGAAGCATTAGTCACAGCGCACTACAACGCTGCGTAATAAAACTTAATATTGGGGCTGGTTTTGTACTGGCCCCTTTATACACATTTGAAATTCTGTAGGAATTAACATGGCGACTTATATAAACTTAGTGAACGAATTACTTCGTCGTCTTAACGAAGTCGAAATTAGTGAAGCAGATTTTACTACAACTAAAAACGTTCAGTCTCTAGCTAAAGATGCTGTTAATTCTTCTATACGTGAAATATTACAAGATGCACAAGAGTGGCCTTTCACTTTAGTAACATATGAACACACACTAGCTTCTGGTACTAGCACGTATGAATTCCCTGCTGATTATTCAAAAGCTGATTGGGAAACCTTTTATCTAACAAGTGCACAGTCTGCCCAGCCAACACATCTACCTAGTATTTCTTACGAAAGTTATGTATCCGAGAAGAGAAGCATAGATGATGTAGCTGGTGTAAGTGGTCATGGTAAACCTACTACAGTATATAAAACACAGAGTACTAAGTTTGGAGTTACACCTCCCCCTGATGCTGCTTATGTTATAGAATACAGCTACTGGAAGTTTCCTGCAGACCTAACATTAAGCACGGACACTTGTATAATACCAGATAGATTTAGACATGTAGTACTTGATGGTGCTATGATGTACTTAATGCACTTTAGATCTAATGAACAGTCTGCACAGCTACACGCCGATAAGTTTAAAAAAGGTATAAAGACTATGCGTAGACTATTAGTAGATACTAAGGACTACCTAAGGTCTACTGTAATAAACAGAATGGGTAACTCTTTCTATAAGAATGATGTCTAGATGGTAGATAAACTAAATACATACCTGTCAGTTTGTGCTGGAGGGTTGATCACTAATGTTGATCCCTTGACCCAAGCTTCAAACCTATCAGGTAGTGCTATACGTATGATAAACTATGAACCTGCCCTAGCTGGTGGGTATCGTCGTATTAGTGGGTATGCTAATGACTATGGTACTGTTCCCGGTACAGGTGCTGTACTAGGTGTAGCAGTAAATGGTAACTTAGACGATGGTATATTTGCATGTAGAAAACCTACATCAGGGCATGACTACTTGTATAAATGGCAGGACTCCAATGATTCTTGGGTAGCTATACCCGAAGCTGGTAACCCTGACATGACCAATGTTAGTAAAGTAAGATTTACTAGCTTTAACTGGTCAGGTGAAGTGATGCTTCTTACTGATGGTGTAAATCCTGCAGCTACATATAATGGTACTGCATATTCACAGATAACACATGCACAAGCTCCAAATAACCCTAAGTACTCTGAAGAGTTTGCATCTCATATATTCTTGTGCGGTGATTCATCTGAGCCTTACAATATATACTTTAGTGCTCCACTAAACCATTCTGACTTCAGCCCTGCTAATGGTGCTGGTGTTATTAACGTAGGTTATACTATAACAGCTATTAAAAAGTTCCGTAACCAGTTATACATCTTTGGTGCTAATAATATCAAAAGACTGATAGGTAATAATGCGGCTAACTTTACACTAGAAAATGTTACATCAAATATGGGTTGCCTTGCACCTGATTCTGTGGTAGAGTTTGGTGGTGACTTATTATTCTTAGGTCCTGATGGTATACGTCCTATATCTGGTACTGATAAAATAGGTGATGTTGAACTTGCTACTGTATCTAAAGAAATACAGTCTATATTTGATAACTATTATTTATCAGAACAAATTGAAGACATTAGTATTGTTGTACTAAGAAAAAAGTCACAGTTTAGATTCTTCTTTAAGAATGATTCATCTCTATCTTTGATAGGTGGTATACGTAAGAGTCAGAATAAACAGAGTATCTTTGAGTATAGCCAGTTGATTGGTATAGAAGCTAATTGTGTAGATAGTGGTTACATAGGACAATTTGAACATGTAATACATGGTGATGGATCAGGTAAAGTACATCGTCAAGAAAGAGGTAATAGTTTTGAAGGTGGAGATATATTTAGTTTATACCAAACACCTTACTTTTATATGCAAGATCCAGAGGTACGTAAGGTAGTACATAAAGTAAATACATATCTTAAGTCCGAGGGTAACACAGAAGTTTTTGTTGGTGTATCCTACGACTATGATGATACAAATACAGTAAATCCAACAAACTATGAGTTTAGCACGGAGGGTGCGGCTTCAGTTTATGGTACGGCTATATATGGAGCAGGTGGTATATACGATGGTAACCCATCACCTAAAACTCTTACCAACATATCAGGATCAGGTAACTCTGTTTCAGTAAATTATGTTACCAACAATACAAACGCAAGTCATACTATACAGGCAATAGCCTTGACGTATGAGACAGCCGACAGGAGATGATACTTTGGCAGGTTACGTAAGACAGTCTATAGCAGACATAGTACCAACAGCTACACTACGTGCAGCCCCTATTAACGCTGAGTATAACAAACTCCGTGATGCATTTGCTGTATCAAGTGGACACAAGCATGATGGTTCAACAGGAGAAGGTGGATACATTCCTCTTATCGGTGATGTTGATGCATTAAACAAAGTTTCTATAAACACTAACAATAATACAGTAGGTGTATTCGTAGAAGTATCTTCAGCTGCTGTAGAACAAGTGCGTTTCCAGGATGGTGTTATACTCCCAGTTACTACTAACGACATTGACTTAGGTTCAACTTCAGCTAAGTTTAAAGACTTACACTTACAAGGCACAGCTACTCTAGCTACTGTAGATATTAATGCAGGTAATATTGATGGTACTATCATCGGTGCTTCATCACCTACATCTGCTACATTTACAAGTGCTACACTAAACAATAACCTGAGTGTTACAGGTACATCAACACTTGTAGGCACTACAACTATTACATCAGTAGACCTAAATTCTGGTGCTATTGATAATGCTGTTATAGGTTCAGCTACACCAGCGGCAGGTACATTCACTACACTTAATGCTAACACTTCTTTAGTAGCCGCTACTGCGGATATTAATGGCGGTACGATAGATGGTGCTGCACTAGGTGCAACTACTCCAAGCACAGGCTCATTCACTACACTAGGAGCTTCTGGTACATCAACACTTGCTACTGTAGACATTAACGGCGGTAACATAGATGGTACTATTATAGGTGCATCTACAGCAGCCACAGGTAGCTTCACAACGCTGTCTACATCAGGTCAGGCTACCCTAGCCTCTGCTGACATTAATGGTGGCTCTATAGACGGCGCTACAGTTGGGGCATCAACAGCATCCACTGGTGCATTTACTACACTGTCTTCATCGGGTGGTATCACAGGTAACTTAACTGGCAACGTAACTGGTAATACTGCAGGGGTACATACAGGTAATGTTACAGGTAATGTCACGGGTAACCTAACAGGTAACGTAACCGCAGGTTCTGGTACATCTACATTTACTAACGTAGTGGTCAACGGCAATCTTAATATGAATGCTGGTACATCTGCTACTATTACTAATCTAACAGCACCTAGTTCTGACCTTGATGCCGCCACTAAAAAGTATGTAGACGATGAAATATCTACTCTGATTGGTGATGCAGGTGCAGGTCTTGATACACTAGGTGAACTAGCTGATGCTCTAAATGATGATGATGACTTCAGCACAACTGTAACTAATTCTATTGCGACTAAACTGCCAAAAGCTGGTGGCACTATGACAGGTGCTATCGCAATGAGTACCAATAAGATTACAGGTGCAGGTGATCCTACATCAGCACAAGATGTATCTACAAAAGCATATACAGATGCACAAAGAGATACACGGGTAGCTAAGACAGGCGATACGATGTCTGGTGCATTAGCTATGGGTAACAATAAGATCACTGGTCTTGCTACACCTACTGCTGGTACTGATGTCACTAATAAAACTTATGTAGATGGCATATTAGGTTCAGCTACTGCCGCCGCTACATCAGCTACGAATGCCGCTACAAGTGAAACGAATGCGGCTACTTCAGCAACGTCATCCGCTAATTCAGCGGCGGCGGCCTTGGTTAGCCAGAATGCTGCGGCAGCTTCATATGATAACTTTGATGATAGATACTTAGGTGCTAAATCATCTGCTCCTACTGTAGACAATGATGGTGATGCACTTATTACAGGTGCATTATACTTCAACAGCACAACTAACATCATGAACGTATACGGTTCTGGTGGATGGCAGTCAGCAGGTTCAGCAGTTAATGGTACATCAGAACGTAACACATATACAGCTACAGCAGGTCAAACTGTATTCGCCGCTACATATGATACTGGCTATATTGATGTATTCCTTAATGGTGTTAAACTACTATCTGGCACAGACTTCACAGCTACAAATGGTACAAGCATTACATTAGCATCAGGTGCATCAGTAAATGATGTAGTTGATATTGTAGCTTATGGTACGTTTGAATTAGCAGATCATTATACAAGAACTGCATCAGATGCACGTTATGTTCAGCCAACACATACAGGTAATCTTGATATAACTGGCACAGTGACTTCTGATGGGCTGACTGTGGATGGTTCTTCACAGACCACTTCACTGTTAGTAAATACTGGTTCTACAGCGTGGGCTGATTCAAATGCGGACGACTTAATTATTCGTGGTGCTGATGTCGGAATAACTATTAGCTCATCAGCTACTGGAGGTATAAACTTTGGTGACTCAACATCGGCAACTAAACAAGGTCAAATTACTTACACGCATTCAGGAGATAATCTTGATTTTTACACCGCCACAAATAAGCGATTAGGTATAGCTGGCAACGGCGACATCAGCTTCTACGAGGACACAGGTACTACTGCTAAGTTCTTCTGGGATGCGAGTGCGGAGAGCTTAGGCATTGGGACGAGTTCGCCTAGTGCGCCTTTAACTTTGAGTGGTACAGGTGCTTCTTCCGCATTTGCAACCTTTAACTCTGGTAATACTGCTGATATAACATCGTACTCAGCAAGAGCCGCCTTGGAGTTAATAAGCTATCAGAGTGACGGTGGTAGCCCATACACCAAAACATCTGCAATTATTGCCAATGGGGATGGTACTGTTCCATCTGAGATGCAATTTTGGACAAAGACCAATGGTCAGTCGTCACCAGCAGAACGTATGAGACTGGATTCGTCAGGCAACGTGTTGGTGGGTAAGACTGGAAGTAACTTATTTACAGTAGGTGCTGAATTAACTTCTACAGGTCAAGTGTATGCTACAGCAAGTTCTGCTCCTACAGCTAGATTCAATAGAAAAACATCAGATGGTGAAATTGTAGACTTCCGCAAAGACGACACAACTGTAGGTAGTATTGGGACTGTTGACGGTGACCTTAATGTTTTTGCTAGTGCTTCTGGGCATAAAGGTTTACGATTTGGTAACGGATATATTGCGCCAACATCTAACAGTACTAGCATTCAAGATGCTACAACTGATTTAGGTCTTTCTACTCACCGCTTCAAAGACCTCTACCTATCAGGCTTGGCTTATACTAATAAAGTTGTAACACAAACTGTTTTTAGGGAAGGTTCAGACGGTTCTGGTCTACATTTTACTACTAACGCTATTTATCCAACTGACCAAACTTCTGCTGTTTCTAATGGAACAGAATCGTTAGGTGCAGCAAATTACCGCTTCAAAGACCTCTACCTTGGCGGCGGTGTATACCTCGGTGGCACTGGGTCGGCTAATAAGTTGAGTGATTATGAAGAGGGGACTTGGACTCCTACTTTGCATGATAACGTAGGGGGTTCTATAAGTTTAGGTACTGCGTATTACACCAAAGTTGGAAGAATAGTACAGGTCAGAATTAATAACTATAATAACTCCAATTTTTCTACATTGAATGCGTCAGGCGCTCTTAGGATTTCAGGATTCCCTTTTGCTGGTACAGGAGGGGCAGTACCTTTTGGTACAAATAATCCTAATAACTTAAATTTATTACTTGATATATCAGGAACGTCTTCTTGGCTCTGGAATGGTAATGGAGCAGTAGATTTTAGCTTTGGGAACAAGGGTTCAATAGGACTTGGAACAGGTGCAGCAAGTATGCGTGGAATTGTAACTTATCAAGCATCATAACCCACTCAGAGATTGGGTCGGACAGGTGGCAATAAAGCCACGATAAACAAAGGAGGCCAATATGGCACTAACAGAAACACAAGTAGAAGATAAGATTGAAGTCGTTGGAGATCACAAGCATGTGCAAGTTCGTACAGCTACAGTGATAGCCAGAGATGGAGCAGAGATCAGTAGATCATTCCATCGTCACTCATTATCTTGCTCAACTAAATCAGGTGATACATGGGGTGACACTGACATCAGTGATCAGTCCACAGAAGTGCAAGCTATCTGTAACGCTGTTTGGACAAGCGCAGTTAAGACTGCATACCAGACTGCAATGGATGCACAAACCAACCCGTAACCAAAACTAAAGGAGTTTATGATGGGAAAAACAGAAAAAAACCCAACTATAACGGTAAATGATAAAGAATACGAAATTGAAGGTATGACTGATCAGCAAAAGACTATGATCAACCATATCACCGACTTAGATCGGAAGCTTTCTACAACGCAATTTAATCTAGATCAGCTAGGCATTGGTAGAGAAGCTTTCGTAAAAATGCTTGCTACATCACTGGAAACACCACCAGTAGAAGAAGCAGCTTAAATAATAATAAGAGGGATTAGCCACAATGAGTAAGGCACGTACATTAGCCAATTTAATATCTGATAATGCTGAACTAGCCGATGGTCAGATTTCAGTTGCGGAAGTCGTTGGTGCAGCACCTACGGCTAGTCCCACTTTTACTGGTAACATAGACGCAGGTGATAACGTAAAGATACGTCTAGGTGATTCAGATGATCTACAGATTTATCATAGTCAAACAACTGGTAATAACATTGATTTATCTTCTAACCCTTTGCAGATAAAACAACTTGGTGCAAACTCTGTAACTCAATTTCACAAGAACTCTGCAGGACATGGGCCTCTTGTACAGTTTTTTAATAATGCATCATCTCATGGTTCTATAAGTACTGATACTAATCAGTTTATATTATCAGCAGATGGTGAACTTTTAATTAGGTCAGGTGGAGGCAGTCTTAAACTAGCCACAACCTCAACAGGCGTTGACGTAACAGGCACAGCCGTAACAGACGGCCTTACAGTTGCAGGTAATGTTTCAGTAGACGGCGGCACGATCAAGCTAGACGGGAACTATCCTGTTGGTACAGATAACGTAGCGTTGGGTGATACTGCGTTGGATAGTTTAACAAGCGGTTCTTACAATACTGCTATTGGTAATCAATCATTAACAGACCTTACAGAAGGGATTAGAAATACTGCTGTTGGCTCATTTTCAATTTTTAATAATACAACGGGTAATTATAATGTCGGTATTGGATATGAAAGTATTGGAACAAATACGACTGGTTCAAACAACGTAGGTGTTGGCTATCAGGTATTAAATTCTAACACCACCGCATCT